CGGGCGGCCGAGATGTCCTCCGGGTCGGTGGTCGTCGGCGTGTTGTCATAGGCGGGGATCCGCTGCGTCGCGGCGCTGATCTTGCCCTCGACCAGGGGGTGGATCAGGTTCCGCGTCGTGCGCGGACGGTGGCTCGGCTTCTCACCAACCACCGTGCCGGTCTTGACCAGGTAGCCGTCGCCCGTCCGGTCCACGTACTGATCGCCGCGCCAGAAGGAGAGGCATTCGTTGCGCTGGTTCTGACCCTCGCGGATCTGGGCCTTGGCGCGCTCGATGCGCTCTGTGACTTCTCGGGGCGCCTCAATGGGCTTAGCCATTCACTTCCTGCTGCTGGTCTAGTGCGTCCATGAGGCTCTGCTGGTAGGAGATAAAGGCGCCGTCGTCCTCAAAGGGCAGGTACGGAGCGACATCGGTGGACTGCGCGGCGTGCATGGCGACGGCGGTCTCGGGGGCCTGAAGTCGCTGGTAGAGCTGCGCCCTCTCTGAGGCGTCTCTCGCGTCGCGTGCGGCCACGTAGCGGGTGAAGACGAACAAGGAGCCCACGACCCCCGCAGGAAGGCTTAGAACGGCCAGGATGAGTGCGTAGGTCAAGATCCGACTCCGAGGAGGCCGAGGGAGGGCTGGACGGCCGGCGTGCCACCGCCGCCAGTGAAAGCGCTGTAGTGGGCCGCGACGCGGGTGGCGCCGATGGCGTAGTCGAACGTGGCGCCGTACTGCACCTTGACCATCGCGCTCTGTCCATACGTCGTGCGCAGCAGGCCGCTCGTGGCAATCGTGTTGAACGTCGTCGTCGTCGCCCCATTGACCGCATACGTGCTCGCGAGCCCCGAGTTGACCGATGTGCCGTCCACGTAGTAAGTGACCGTCGTACCGTCGCTCTCCACGTGGAGGAGCCGCCACACGTCACGGTAGTCCGCGTCGGGCGCGCGCAGTTCGTTGCTGCCGTTGTTGGCGTTGCGCATCCAGAACGACAAGCGCCCTGTGGTGCCCGATGTCTTGAACCCGAACAGTGGCCCCGCCGATCCGTTGTTCGCCTCGGCGTACCACCACTGGTTATCCCCGGCCGCAGCGTTGACCTTGACGACACACATGATCGTGAATGCGGGCTGGTTGCTGGTTCCGCTCGCGACGCCCGAACCTGTGCCAGTGTGTCCGTCGTTGTTGGTCCCGTCCTCGCCGAAGCTAATGGCCGTATCGGACGAGCCGGTGAGTCCGCCGGTGACGCCGTAGGTGGGGGTCCCCTGCACGGTGCTGATACTGACGTTATCTGAACCAAGATCGGCGAGGCTGCCGCTTGACTCATTCATCTTGTAGAACCTGCGCGGGCTATCCGCCAGGATCTCTGACGCGAGACTCACGGAATATTGATCGTCGTGCCGACCGGGAAGTTCAGGTTCAGGTTCGTGACCCGCGTTACTGACGCCCTGGCCGTTCTGCCCTCGTCAGCGATCGTCTGCTGAATCTGGGCGTTCGTCGTCGTCGGCTCAAACTGGAACATCTTGGAATGCAGCTTGGCCTCAAACGCGGTGTCGGCCGAGTCGTAATAGCCGATTTCCGCCCACAAGCGGAGGCCGGACGGATCTTTCTGGACGGGGGATTCGAGTCGTGCGATCCAGGCCATTACTTGTAAAGGAGGTTGATGACGAGTTCGTTGGCGGCGACGGCGCCCGTGTCCGAGTCAGCCACGCCAGTGGTGATCGCGAAGGCGATACCCGTACCGAAGGTCACACCGTTGGTGAACTCCACATTGGCGCCAGCGCCGGCCGTGTTCCCCGGGATGAGGACGGTCATTACCGGCGTGTCGGTGCCGACCGTGGGGGCCGAGGCCTTGTTGTAGAGCTTCAGGTAACGGGCCGCAGCGTTCGTGTTGGAGATGAACCACCCGAATACCTGGCCGGCGGAACCCTTCGCGCTCGTGGCGTTCGTGGAGGCGGCGGAGATCACGCGCGAGATAGACAAGCCCCCGGCCGTCTGCGGGTCGAGCCCCACCTTGCCCACCGTGTTCGTCCCGGAGGGGATCGCGGAGGCGATGTCCACGTCGCCGATGTTGTTCGTACCGGCCGGCAGTGCGGCGACCACGTCGACCTGAACCTCTGAGCCAGCGACGGCGCCGGCCAGCGTGCCCGTGTCACCGTCGATCGTCGTGAGAAGACCCTCCACGCCGTCCAGGTGGCCGATCACCGTGTCCTGCTTCGCGCTCGTGGACGCCCCCGTGGGAAGCGCCGAGCGGGTCACATCGACATCGAGACCGTTCGTGGCGTCAGCCGGGATGACCGTGGCTGAACCGTCCGCCGAGATCGCGAGCTTGATGATCTGGACGTGGCCGCCGGCCCCCGCGTCGTCGGTCGCAATGACCGCGCCGCCGGTACCTGGGTCGAGCGTGACTGTGTCAGCCATTTAGGTGCTTCCTAATGTCAGGGTCACGGAGGAAGGCGTGCACCGACTCCTGGAGCTGGCGCGTGTCCTGAAGCGCGACCTGGCACTCCGCGCGCAATCGAGCTGCGTCCTCCCGGAGCGCGAGAGCCTCGCCGAACGTGACCTGGGCTTGGCGGGTGATGACCTTCGCCTGCTTGTCGATCGCCTTACGGCGCTGCTCGACCAGGGCGTCATGCTTGCGCTCGCGGGCCTCGTGGAGGCAGACATGCACGACGACGAGCGCGACGACGGCGACCAGGAGAACAGCTAGCTCGATCACTGGCCGGCGCCCATGATGGGGATGACCGGGATGATGACCGGAGCGTCGCTCGTGCTAGCCCCCATCAAGACACCCGGCACGAGCAGCAGCAGCACCTTTACGGAACCGGGATCAGCTCGTAGACGACGACGATGGCCGAAGTCGAGCCCGCGCCCGTGGTGACCGTCAAGCCCTCGCCCGCGATCGTCTCGAACCAGCCGGTCGGGTTGTTGGGGGCGACGAAACCACCGTTGGCCGGACCCTTCAGGGCCGGGGAGATGGCCGTGCCGGCGCCCGCGCCCTTCGAGTTGAAGGTCACCGTCGAGGGCGTGGTGTCCCCCTGGTTGATGACAAAGCTCAGGACGCGGATCTTCTTGCCGGCGGCAGCAGCCACGAGCACCGAATCGGTCGCCGAGGCGGCGACGGAGTCATAGGCGTTGTGGACGCCCTTCCCACTGAGTGAAGTAGCTGTTGCCATTACGTGGTCACCTTGGGCTTACGGCCCGGCTTGTTCTGGGGCTTGGCCTGAAACTTGCGCTCCAACGTCCACTCGGCGGCCTCAAGGTCACGGCGGAGATCGGTCAGCTCGTGCTCGGCCGCGTCCAGGTCCGCCTGGAGCGCCGTGATGAGTTGAGCCTGCTCGGCGCACTCGGCCGGCGACGGGAACCCAAAGAAGCGGCCCATGTCGATGACGGCCTGGCGGCTGACGTAGACGCGCGGGTCGACCAGGGCGCGGTCGCCGAGATCAAGGAACCCGCCCGGGTCCTCGTTCGAGTGGTTTACGATGCAGGTGCCCGGGGGAACTGTCGGGCGGTCAACGAGAAACAAGGGAGTCCTTTCCCATGAAGGAGGAGTTCGTACTGGTCGTGCAGGTGTGGGGCTGGCACCGGGGGTTCGATCACCGGGTGCTTCTGCGCGAGGTTCGCTACAGGCCGGTGTCCCAGGGCCGGGGCTGCTCGGGCTCCCAGGGGTCCTCGTAGTGAGGGTTGTAGCCACCCTTACGGCGTCGATTGCCCTCGCCCTTGAACACCCCCCAGGAGCGGGACATCAGCGCGTAGCGCATTGCGTCAAGGACGTGGTCATCGACCTTCACGACCTCGAAAGCGCTACTGTCCTTCTGACTCGCCTTGGGGTCGATACGGTAACGCCCGAACTCGTAGATCAGTTCCTTGCAGGCTGTTGAGACCAGCAGTGAAGGAGGATCGCTTTGGAGCCGCCGCTTGATGGTGAGGATGCCCGACTCACGGTCGTTCTGGCCGTGGACCGCAAAGATGCCATGGCGCTGGAACTCAGCCTCAACGGCATCCGCGTTGATCTGAGTACGGTTCCTGGCCGAGGGGTCGATTACATAGAAATCCGGCGTGACCCCCCAGGTAGCGAGTCGGGACCGTATCTCCTCCGCCACTTCAGGGACGGTCTTTTGTTCCAGGAAAAGCTCATCGAAGACTAGGGCGTAATTCTCATCATCGAAAGCGACGAAACAGATACCCGTCCAGCGAATGCCTGGGTCAATGCCTACCACGACCGACTGGTCACGTACCGTGCGCGGGTCGGGTGGATCAACCGTGTGGTACGAGTCCCTGAACTCAGGAAAGACCATGCCGGCGAAGTGGACGAACCGTCCCTCCTTGCGCGCCTTGCGCTCCTCCTCCGACAGACCCTCCAGTAGGCGCGTCTTGGCGTCCTGATTCAGGTGAGGGTTATCATCCATATCGACCTGGACGACGGTGTATCCCTCAAGGTGCCGGCGCTCCCATACCTTGTCGAACATCCACGTCATGCCCATCAACGGGGTCATCGTGAAAAGCTCGTCGCCGCCGTAGTCGATGAGACGCATCTGACACTCAGCCCGGATGTCCTCTGGCGGCTCCTCGTCAAAGTGCACGCGATGGAGCGCAGCACCGGAGTGTTTGTCAAGATCCTGCTCGAAGGTCAGGAACTGCCACCAGGAACCGTTCTCCCACCTGAGCAGTCTGCGCTGCTTGTCATACGCCGTCTCCCAGGACCCCCCCTTGAGCTGCGCCTTGGGCGCCCACTCTTTGATCTTCTGGAAGATGACGCCCTCCATGGTGGACACAAAGTCCGGAGCGACGATGCGACAGTAGAACGGCGGTTCCCACTTTTTGTAGGGCTTCAGGTGGTCGGGAAGTGAGTCCCGGTCAACCGTCTGGATGATGTCGTCAACGATCCCCGCCGTCGTCTTACCTGAACGGTTGCCGCCCAGGAAGGCCTTGAGGGGATCGAACGACGAGAGGTACTGAACCTGCTTCTCGTGTGGGTAAAAGAACTGGAGGGGGTCAAGGACCCGGATGGTGTCCAGTTCGGCGAGCGCCTTCTCGACCTCTCGTCTGTCTTCGGTTGAGAGGGAGGCGAGCGCCTCGGGGTTGATCTTCAAAGGGGGTGGGCCGTCCTTGGCCCGTCAGCGTCAGTCCATGACTCCTGCGAGGCGTACCCTGCGCAGCGTTACCCTTTATAGAGATGTGTGCGGTACGTTATTCGTGGAACCTTTGTATTAGCCGTGCTATCTCGAGGTTCGTTCGTGCGGCCTCCAGGTTCCGGTTTGCTATCCGCTTATTCACGAGCGCCTGGTAGAGGTTCCAGAAGGCGAGGCTCACGTTGAATACGGCGAGGCCAATAAGGAACCAGCTCATTGCTCGTCAGGTACCAGCCGGTGCCCCGAATAGGTGTGAATCTCCGCCATCGCCCGGTGGTAGCCGTTACGCTCCCCGCGCTCGTAGGCGAGATCCTTCGCCCCTGAGTCGAGTAGCTCCGTGATCGGCACCCCCAGCACGCCCGCCAGCAGCTCCAACTGGTCCAGGTAGATCCGCTCGCGTGTCTTCATCTGGTCGATCCGGTGGGCGAGAAAGACCGGTGTGCCGTGCTCCTCGGCGTACGCCTGGGCCTTCGCGTTGAAGTCCTTGTGACCGGGGCCGCCGTATCTCCCTTGGCCGTACTTGGCCGCGAACAGCTCGAAGAGTCTCTCCCTGTCCAGCGGCACTCAGACCTCCAGGCCCTGCTTGCGGAGCTGGTCCCGAGCCGCCTTGGCCGAGCCGTCCCAGGTGGTCTTTGGCAGCGTGCCGATGTACTTGCCGTCCTTGTCGCGCACCTTCAGGTGCTTGCCGCCCCGGGCGCTTGAGCCCGTGTCGATGGTCCCGCCGGCCGCGATCACTTCACGAGCCAGTCGGCGAGCTGCCGAGCCCCGGGCCGCCGCGACCCGTGAGACCCCATTCGCCTGCCCGCCGCTGACGCGCCTCTGGACCACCTGAACCTCGGCCGGCGTGAACCGGCGGCGGGCGTGGGTGCGCTGCTCCGGAGGCACGTACTCGTAGAGCTGGCGGCCGTCGACCGTCACCACCGTGAACCACTCACGCTGCGTGAACTCCTTGGCCCACCGGGAAGCGGTCGCGTAGGTGACGCCTGAATCGTCGGCCAGCTCGCGGACGGTGAACGCCCCCAGTTTGACGGCCGAATCACGCACCAGCTCCTCCGCCGAGCGCTTGATGGACTCCTCCGAGGTCTCGCCGCTGTCTGTCACCAGGCTCCAGCGCGTCCCCTTCCTTTGCCCGGTGCGGTAGACCAGGCCCAGCTCCTCCGCCCGCAGGCACCGCGCCCGCGCGACACCCTCAGAGACGGCCAGGTGCTCGGCGATGGTGGACATGGCGGCCGGCTGTGTCGCCTCGATCGCGTCCATGAGCGCCTCCAGCTCGCGGGCGTTGAAGTCCCGGGTCGGGAGCGACGCTACCTGCGGTCTCACCACCCTGACGTGGCGCTCCTCCTTGGTGGCCTCGATCCGGTACAAGGCGGCCTGCTCGCGCAGCGCCAGAACCTCCGAGTACAGCTCCTCCGCGCGTTGCTCCAGCCGTTCGGCCAGCTCGGCGTGGTTCGTGATTTCAGGGCGTCGTGATGCCACTGCGCCTCCTTCCGGCCTTGATGTACTCGCTGTAGATCGCGTCTGCGATCGCCTTGCCTCGGCTGCTCCCGCCGTTGGCGCTGGACGCCATGATGTTGGCCTGCGACTTGAGCACCTGAGGGTTCACGCTCTTGAGGGCGAGCACGAGGCGGTCGAGGTCGGGCTCGCGGTCCTGAATGAAGCGCGCGACACCCCGGACCATGTCCGAGGAGGTAACGCCGGTCTCCTGGTCGCCCCAGGCGTCATAGAGCGTCTGCATCGTGGTCTCCAGCAGCCAGGGGCCATCGTCCTGCCTATAGACCGCGATCAGCGCGCCGACAGCCTGAACCGACCGGTAGCTGTCCGTGGAGTTCAGGACAAAGCCGGCCTCCTCCACGATGCGCTGTAGGTCGATGGCGACGGGGTCCTCCGCCTCCAGGCGAGCCTTGAACTTCTGCCACGAGGTCAGGTTGCGCCGCCGCTCCTGAAGCAGGTAGAAGATCAGCGCCTCATCCTTCGCGGTCAGGCCCGTGTAGACGAGCGCCGGCAACATCAGAACGCCCGCCTCTTTCGCCCCCGTCCACCTGGTCTGCCCGTCGATGAGTGCGAGCTTCGGCTGGTTCTTGCGTGCGCGCTCGGAGACCACCAGGGTTCCCACCAACGGGGGCAGGAAGTCCTCCGCAATCTCCTTCCACAAGGTGGACAACGGGCGCTGGTACTTGTCGTCCACGAAGAACTCCTCGACGGGGACGATTCGGTACTCGCTCTCGAACCCCTTTAGACGGCTCAGATCGAGCGCCACGGGTTGTTCGGCTACAGCCATGCTACCTCCATTCGAGACCGGGCTGGGAAGCCCGGGCTGAGGTTTTTGCTCCCTACGCGCATATTAGCTCCGTCGTCGGCGTAGAAAACCCTTTCTCCGTGTTTCGGCGGAAACCTTCCGGGGCATGTCGCCCTGCGGGTGCTACCTTTGGCGCGATGGGCGGTATCCAGATGCGGGAGGAGAAGGTCTTGGCGACGGCGAAGCGCAGCGGACAGGTCGTGACGTATTGCGCCTACTGCCGCGAGGAACGGGTCGCGACGCACGTGCTTGAGGTTGTTATGTCCCTGCGGCCCGAACCGGGAACCGGCGGCGGCCGGGGCAAGCGACAGCGGAGCGTTACGCGGCGGGTCTGTCAGATGCACGCAGAGCGCTTTCTGGAGGTTGCCGCGAGGGACACGCCGAGCCGGCAGGCTGCCGCATGAGCGGCAGGTTACCCGAACTGGAAGAAGCACGCGCCCGGGCAGACGAACGTCTCAGGGTCGGCGCCGAGCTGGCAGAACTCCAACGGAGGGTCCGGGTCGCCCTGGACGTGACCGAGATGCTCTTGACGTTCAGCCGGGACGCGAGGGAGCGAGCCGTGGCGGCGGCGGTCAGGCGGGCGCTTGAGGGAGAGGGAAAGGCGTGAGCCTGACGCTGGAAGCCATGGAGCGAGCCTATCCGTGGATCAAGTGGCGCGAGCCGTTGCCCGTGACCTCCGGTGGACGCACCGGTTTCGCCTGCCGTATCTGCATTGCCCGCAAGGGCCTGAAGGGTTGGGAGCCGCCGCCGTTCAGGACGTATCGAGACGCCGTCTACCATCTCCACGTAGCCCATGGCACCGGCACCGCGACCCCTGACTGAAGCCGAGCACTACCGCCAGGCGTGGAAGGACGCCAACCGGCAGCTCACCAACGCCCGGATCCGTCTCGGCAAGGCCGAGGCATCGGCGGCGAAGTGGCAGCAGGCGTTCAACTCGCTTGAGAAGCCGGTCACCGATCACATCGAGAAGTGCATGGATTCCGACGATCTCGACAAGGCACACGCCGCTGTGATGAAGAGGTTCGGGCCTAGAACGTGAGCGCCGTGTACCGCGTGAGCGCCGTGTACCGCGACGAGGGCATGTTCTACGACCGCTGCGGCAACGAGATCAACATGGGCCGCTGGATAGACCTCCACCATGACGTGGACTACGTCCGGGTGAGGCTCACCGAGCTGCACCAGCAGGATGCCTGCGTCTCCACGGTGTGGCTCGGGCTCGATCACTCCTTCGGCTTCGGGCAGCCCCTGATCTTTGAGACGATGATCCACAGCCTCACGCTCTACCCGCACAACTTTTTCGGCCGACTCCACCTTGGCCCCGAGTGGGATGACTACCAGGAGCGCTACTCGACCGAGACCGAGGCTGTCGCCGGCCACGAGCAGCTCGTCAGGACCCTCCTGAGAGCCCAGCACGAGCTGGGGCGCATGGGCAAAGAGATCGTGTTATCGCGAAGCCCCGTAGTGACGCACCCGAGCGCGGGGTCATAGCGATGGCCGGATGGGAACCGGCTAGGGGCGGGTGAGTGATGGATCAGGAGCGCCAGGTGCGGGTCCCCGATGAAGCTCCCCGCCCTCTCTACCTGTGGTGCCGCGTCTGCAAGGCCTGGAGGCCCGTACGGCGCCGAGGGGCCTATGCCTACTCGTGCCACCGCTGTGATTGGGACCTGAGGGCTCGGATCGTCACCAAGGGCGAGCTGTACCGCTACTGGAAGACCGGCGAAGAGCCCGAAGGTAAAGGCCCTTGGTGAAGGCGGCCGGCGACATCATCGCCCTCTACGTGACCGTACGAGCGTTCAGGGCCGCCCTGAAGCGTCACAAGCTCCGCTACCAGCTCCAGGACGCAGCGCGGGTCCTCGAACGCTTCAGGGCCGGCTCCAGGCGGGCCGAATGGCAGTGGGTCCCTCACGAGCGCCGGCCGTCACCCGAGCTGTTCGCGCTCGAAGCCGAGCACCTGGCGATCCTCGAAGATGCCTGAGAACGCCGCCTGGAAGATGGTTACGTGTCGGAGCTGCGGCAAGAAGTGGCGCTGCACGCCCCAGCAGGACTACTACAACGCCACGACGCTCACAGACGGGCTTTGCTGGGACTGCCTGCTCAAGGAGGACGATCTGCCGGCTCAGCCTGAACCGTCGCCGCTCGTGGGTCCCCCGCATCTCAGGATCCCGCGAAGATAAAGGGCCTGTGGGGTAGAAAATTTGGGAGGGCAGCATGAAAAATGATTTCGCCCCCAGCCACGATCCCCACTCCCCCGCCCCCCGTCTTACGGTGAAACGCGGCATTCACGACACAGTCTGACTGTGAAGCGGGCACATTTGGCTCTGCGCCTAGCTTTGCGTGTCCAATAAACGGACGTTTCATGTACGGTGGAGGGTACTTCTTCACCATCGCCCATATACACGCACGTGCGGGGGCGAGGCGCCGTGAGTGTGAAGCGTTCAGTGTCAGTGCTCTCTCTCTCTCACCTATTCACCTGAGCTTCACTGTGCTTCCCCATCTTCGCTGACTCACATCTCACTGTGATGGGTTCTCTCCCAGAGGCTTACTACCGAGTTACTGGTTTGAGGTTAGCGAAGTGTGCGGTACGTACAAGGTGGCACAGTGACTGTCCATCCTGGCATCTTGACTAGATTGGTGGAGAAACCTGGTCGCAGTGCTGGCAGCCGGTCCTGAACCGTCCCCGAACCGTCGAACGGCCTCGCGCGTGCGGCAATGGAGGCGTTTAGGGGTGCCAGCCAATTCCTACCTCGCGGTTCGTGGTCTGTTGCAGGGATATTTGACATCTGGCTTCCCGGCCGGGAAGGTTCGACCCGCCACCGATCCGTGATCGCCATAGGCAGCGAGCCGCCGACTAGGGTCGAGTCTCCACCGACAAGGTGTGAAGCCTCCCCATCGGGACCGGCCATTGACAGCGTTACTGCGCAAGCGGTTCGCCATGAGACCAGCCACCCGGGCGGTCGCCACTACCCACCTAGCGAAGCGGAATGGTGGGCACACCGAGCTTGACGGGATACAAGCACTCAGCACGTAGCAAGGGTTACGAGTGAAGCGAAGCAAGTAGGCCACCAGTGTGTGACCGACTAAGGCTCAGCGCGAGCATTGGTCGCACTCAGAGAGCACAGCCCAAAGCGGAGCTAGGCCGGACTGTTCACAGGGTTTCCCCCAACCAATCTTCACACTGTGTCAGTCGAGCGCTCGATTCGCCGGTTCGATTCCGGGTGCTGAGAGTGCGGCGATCCTGCCGCAGTGAACGGGGGTTCACCAATGCGCTGAGCCGTCCGGGACATTCACCCTACGGTGAGTGTGCCGAACGGTAGGCATCCTGCTTACTGTTTCACCACGGGGGTTTCACGATGGATACTGACGCACAGCGCCGTTACCTACTCAGGGACGGCAACCTGGGCGTGCCCTGTAGCCGTTACGGATTCGACACAGAGTCCTGTGTCCCGGTCGCGTTGTCACTCGCCGCACTCGTTACCGACGCTAACGGAGAGCCCGATGACTGGTGCGAGCTACTCGATCACATGATGTCCCTGGTGGTAAACGATCACGACGATCCCGCCACCCTGATCCCCCACTGTGACGGGCTGGGGACGGGCATCGGAGTCGACGGTTACTACCAATGCACGGGCTGCGCGGCCTGTGAGGATTGGGGAGAGGATTGGGGAGACTGAGCCGTCCGGGTGTTCACTCGCAAGGGTGAGCAGCCGAACGGTAGGCATCCTGCCTACTGTGTCACCACGGGGGTTACACAATGTCACTCAAGTCTCTCACGGCTGAGGTTGACTACTGCGGAACGTCACAGGGGACGCTGACTGTGGCATTCGACCGGTACGATATGGACCGCGTGCAGTACAACTACACCGTGAAGGATCACAGCGGAAACGTGCTCGCCGAGGGCGACGATCTAAGGGTGCCGGGAGACATCGCCCATATCAAGGCACTCTCAACACTGTGCACCTTCCTGGGCGCTGCCTCTGAGGCCGTGTCCTGGAACCGTCACAGTGAGCACAAGTCCGACAATTCCGACCTGTTCCCTGCCGCGTGCATGGAATGGGCCGATGCGGTCGGTTCGGACGTGTTCGCCATGATGGCTGAGGAGCTTGACGCCGAGCGCTGAGCCGTCCGGGACGGTACCTGTAACGGGTGCCGTGCCGAACGGTAAGCAATCCCGCTTCACCGTATTCCACGGGGGTGGAAAGATGTCGAAGGTCGACATTTACCAGGAAGTCACCGACAGCATCATCGCTGAGCTAGAGGCCGGAACGGTGCCGTGGCGCAAGCCGTGGACCTTCACCGGAGAGGCCAACGCTCACCGTAACTACGGCACGCGGCGCCCCTATCGTGGGGTGAACGTCTGGCTGTTGGAGATGGTCGCGCAGCGGTGCCAGTACGAGTTCCCGTACTGGCTCACCTACAAGCAAGCCGACAAGATGGGCGGCAACGTCCGCAAGGGCGAGAAGTCGACCCTGGTCGTGTTCTGGAAGATGAACCGCTACAGGGACAAGAACGACCCTGACAAGACCGTCACCATCCCGATGCTCCGCTACTTCCGGGTGTTCAACATCGCTCAGTGCGAGGGGCTTCCCGAACCTGAGCCGATCACGGAGCCTGAGGACCACGATCCCATCGCGGCGGCGCAAGCCATCATCGACGGGATGCCAAACGCTCCGACGATCACACACGACGGCCGCGACAGTGCACACTACGTGCCCGCTTGGGACTCAGTGCACCTGCCGAAGATGGCGACGTTCGCCACGGCCGAGCACTACTATCACACGGCGTTCCACGAACTCGGTCACTCGACCGGCCATGAGTCTCGGCTGAACCGTCCCATCGAAAACGGGTTCGGAACTCCCGAGTACGCCAAAGAGGAGCTGATCGCCGAGATGACGGCCGCGATGCTCTGCGGTCAGGCGGGTATCTTCCCGCCGCTGGTGAAGCACTCTGCCGCCTACATCGCCAATTGGCTCCAGGCGCTCAAGGATGACCGCAAGCTGGTCGTCACTGCCGCCGGGAAGGCGCAGAAGGCCGCTGACTACATCATCGGGGACGCGGCCGAGGATCACGCCGAGGAGACAGAGTCCGAGCAGGTTGCGGTCGCCGCCTGACGAGTCACCGGAGAGGATCGGGGTCCGCCCCGGTCCTGTCCAGTGACAGTCAACTACCACGGGGGTTTCACTAATGAGTACCGACCGACCAATCGGCCCTCTCGCAATCCGGCCTCGCCCGGCCCCTTCTAGGCCTGGCTACGAATGGGTCGCCGCATGGGCCGCGTACGACGCCGCAGGACGCATCGTGATCGCCCGACGCACCCGCGACGACGTGATCTCCGCGCTCGCGGCCTGAGCGAGTCAGCCACGGGTTCAGTCGAAAGGCTGAGCCTGTGAGTGACAGTCAACTACCACGGGGGTTAGTCACTATGGAACGGTACAGTCTCAGCGAGATCGAGCGTATCCCGACGATCCATCAGGGGCAGTACGACAACCTGAAGGTGGACACCGGCCGCGTCCGTGTCTGGCTCTCGCGCCTCACCGTCGAGGATGGGCAGCCGTACAACAACCAGGTCACGGTCGAACGCCTGACGGACGGCCGTTGGGAAACGGTCGAGGAGTACGAGGCACGCTGACCTAGCCGGGAGGGTTCAGGTAACACTGAGCCCTGCCGAGTAGGAGGCTTCACCACGGGGGTGATTACGATTGGGGCACCGATGCACGGCCAACGATTCACGTTGAGCGGGCACCCGATTCATGCGGCCCTGGCAGATACATCTGGCCGTGACAGATAGCCGGGGTCGCCCAATCTTCCTACTCTAGGCACACAACCAACAATCACGGGGGTATCACAAAATGCCGATCATCGACAAGTGCCCGCAATGCGGGTCCGAGATCGAGGCCGGTCTCACCATCTGGCTCAACGACGTGTCAATCGACACGGACGACAGGGGCCACTGGAAGGGCTGTGAGGGCACCGTCAAGGACTTCACACCCTCAGGCTCGGCCGATGACGGAGGGACCGGCATCGTTCTGAGCGAGGGCACCGGCTGCTACGTGCAGTGCGTCGAGCACGGGCACTCGTTCTCCGTCAACCTGCCGAGCGAGTTCCTGAAGCGCTGGAGCTACGGCGCCACACCCGAGCCACCCGAGCCCCCCGCCGAACTGGCGGACGCCTGGGAGCGGTATCAGCGCGGCGACGAACTGACGGGACACGAACTGTCCAAGCTGGACGAGTGGCGCGCAGACGCCGCCTGGGAACAGACCTGGGGCTAGCCCACCCGGCCACGGCTTCACTCGAAAGGGTGAGGCTGTGAGCGGGAGGCAATAACGCCAACCGCGTACCACGGGGGTTCAAGATGTCTGAGGCAATCACTCAGGCTGAGCAGACGATGGGCTTCGAGGCCGACGTGACCGTCAACCTCAAGGCCGAGTACCGCCACTCCACGAGTCAAGACGGCACGCACTGGCACCGTCACGTGGCGCTCGAATGGGAGGGTGGAGTCCTGTGGCTCGACATGAGCGACCTGGGCGACCACTTCTGCATCGACGTGCGGCAGTTCCGGGGTAGGCGGATCGTCCCCACGGGCGTGTTCGGTATCCAGGACGGCTTGCGCGTCGGGCTCGATGAGCAAGCGACCGCTGAGGCGCACGGGTGGCCTGCGCTTCACTCGCCAATCCTGCTTACCGACAAGTAGCCGAGCCGGCCGGGAGCTTCACCTAAGCGGGTGGGGCTGCCGAGCGGCAGGAATACACCTGACGCTATCTCACGGGGGTGAGAAACATGAAGTCACAGCGTAAGCTGGTGATCGCCAGCCTGCTGAGGGTGGACGATCCGCGTCCGCCGAAGCCGCCGAGGGAGTGGTCCCGGTGACGGTTCAGGCGCTGATCGAGCTGCTGACGAACGAGGCCGACCCGGACTCGCACGTGGTCGTCGGCTCCTGGTGGATCACCGGGGCCAACCACGTCGGCGACAAGATCACGGTCCTGTCCACGTCGAGCACGCCCCCGGCCGAGTACCGGCCGGACTAGTGCCCTACTACTGCCGAGGCTGCGCCAAGTTCGTCGGGGGTCCCCTGACGGACTGCCGTAGCTGCGGCCACACCCACGACCGCGACCATCGGGCAGCGGAGGAGCCGCCCCGCCTGAGGCGTCGCAAGACGAGGAGTCTCTGGTGACGGATCCGAGGATCAGCGAGCGCCTGGAGTACCTCCGGCGCGAGCTGCGCGCTGAGCGAATCAGCTACGGCGAACTGGCGGAGTTGCAGAACCTCGCCGAGCACATCGAGCCTGGTGACGTTGAGTTGCTTGAGGCCGCAGGCGTCCCCGAGCACGAATAGCCGACCCGGCCACGGGTTCGATTCCTTCCGGGGTCGAGCCTGTGAGCGGGAGGTACCCGCTGGAGAGGAGAACAGCATTGGAGGATGTAAGAGCGGCGCTCGAACGCGCCGGGGGGCTGACCGACTCTGACGGCATGGCGGCGCGCTGGAAGGTGTCCCGTCGCCGCGTCAATCAGATCGCCCAGCTCCCGGGTTTCCCTGAACCGTTGCCGGTCGAAGGGGACCCGCAGACCCGAGTGTGGTTTACCGACGAGGTAGACACATGGCGCGCAGAAATGGTTTCTCGCCGTAGGGCGTGATACGTTTCTTGCCGCTAAGTACACCCCTCGCTGTCCGGTGGGGGGTAAAAGCAACCCACGGGGGTACCTGTAATGCCACGCGCACCGCGCACCACCACTAAGCAGCCCACCGGCAACGGGGCCAAGGAGGCCGCCGCCCGGAAGGTCGCGGACCACGCCACCGAGCACGGCGGGCAGACCGAGGAGGAGCCCAAGATGGACTTCCTGGACCAGAAGCTCGCGGAGATCCGGGAGCGGCTGGCCGAGCTGGAGCCCCTGGTCACCGAGTACACCCGCCTGGAGGCCGCCGAGAAGATCATGGCCGAGGGCGTACCCAACCGGGGCGGCCGTCCGCGCCGTTCCTAGCCGAGCCGGCCACGGCATCATCCTCACGGGTGGTGCTGTGAGCGGCAGGCAATCACGCCTCCGCTGAACCACGGGGGTTCCGATGGAAACAGTGACGGTCGGGGCGGTGTATTCCGCGCTCGGCCAGCAGTCGAAGCCATACACGTACGGGGTCCGCTGGGCGGATCGTACGGACGTGTACCGCTTCGCCGACCCGAACGAGGCAGCGCGCGACCGGGCCGTGACCGTCGAGTACCTGAAGTCTCAGGGCCACCAGGTCATCGAGCGGGTCAACGTCTCGTGAGGCTGATCGAATACCACCGCGTCTCCACTGAGGAGCAGGCGGATAGCGGGTTGGGGCTCGCCGCGCAGCGGCGGGCTACCAGCTCGCAGATCATGGCCCACGAGTTCCGGGGCTGGAGTTCGGCCGGCGTCATCTCCGACGAGGGGATTTCGACCCGGATTCCGATGGAAAAGCGCCCCGGTTTGGCTCAAGCCCTGGCTTCAGCCCGGGCTGGGGAAGTCGATGGGCTGATCGCCATGAAACTGGACCGGTTTACCCGGTCTGTCGCGGAGTTCGAGCGGTTGATGGTCATGGCCGCAGAGGGTTTCGCGCTGATCGCGATGGACGTGGGGCTTGACACAACGACGGCCAACGGCAAACTCGTCGCTCGCCTCCTGGCGGTCATTGCCGAATGGGAACGAGATACGATCAGCGAAAGGACCAAGGTGGCGCTGGCCGAAAAGGCAGCGCAGGGCATCAAGCTCGGGCGCCCCCGCCTGGTCCCTGACTCGGTCGTAGAGCGATGCCGCGAGCTGAAAACGGGAGAACACCTGAGCACGCGGGCCATCGCCCGGCAGTTGAACGCGGAAGGGATCAAGCCCCCCCAGGGCGAGACCTGGTCGCATTCGACCGTCGCCTCTCTCCTCTCTCGTCGGTAGTGGTGGTGCGGCAGGGGCGCCCGTCCGCCCTCTGCCGCATCTTCCGCCACTCCTGGCGCCGTTCAATCTTTCACCCGAACTCACGTCTGCGTTGCCGTCGCTGCGGCGCAGAGGCACTGGAGGCATGATGGCCGTTCTCATGGAGCACAAGACGTTCGAGCACAAGCTGACACCCACAGCCCGCCTGGCGCCCACGGCCTTCATGGTCCCGGCCAAGCTGCTCCCCCCGACCCCGGAACAGGTCCGCGAGCGCGCCCTGGAGGAGGTCAACGCCCTGCGCACGGAGTGGGGCCTGCCCGCGATCGCCGCGCTTCCCCCAGGCCGCCAGGGTGACCCCAAGGACTGCTGCCTCCGTCGCGCGTTCGGCTCGGCGGTCGAGACGGTGGGCAAGCACCATATCCAGTTCACGCTCGGCCCCTCGATCGCGATGAGCGCCAACCTGCAGTGGTTCGTGCGCAACTTCGACCGGGGGCGCTACCCCGACCTGATCGACCCTTCGCCGGCCGGCGAGGAGATCAAGCTCTAGCTATCAGGCCAGAACACGTGCAGCTCACCGATGCAGTAGCGAGGGAAGTGATCCTCCACCATCCACGCCACGCCCATCGCGTACCGCTGGGCCTCGTCAAGGCCCTCCGGGGGGATGTCCTCAGGCAGCTCGATGTACACCGGCAAGGAGGTCTCAGGCCGCCGGCCGTTCTCCTCGCACCACTGCTCAAACTCGATGAACCGCTGCTGTCGGATGAGGCGGTAGTCAGCTTCATCGCGCGGCACGGTGGGGTCCTCCTTGGACCTACGGCAACGATCACTACACACCGGGCAGTCCTGAAACTTCATATTGTGCGGGTAGCGGTCAGCGCAGGTGTCGCACTCGAACGATGGCATTAGACTTGTGCCGCGCGGGCGCCAGAGAGTGGTAGCGGACCCTGAGGCAGCCTGAGACTTACACCCGGAGCCCCGCCAGGGAGCGAGGGTCGAGGCAGGGGGTGAGTCACGCGCGGCACGGGGTGATTGGTACAGGTGTGTGCGGTACGTTCAACCGAGCTGGTCGGAGCACCCCCGGTAAGGGCAGAGGGGTAAGGGGGGTGCATGGCCTCTGCTACCAGCTCAGTAGCCAGTCTCCGGGTCTCGCTCATGCTTCAGGCGCACACGACGCAGCCACACTTCCTCACAGCCCTCTATGACGCACGCCTCCAGAGCCGTCAGACCCTCGTACTGCTCGATCACGCGACGCTCACGAGCCTCCACACCCTCGTGCGGGTCACGGTAGTCGGGCCGGCGCCGGGCCTGTGCAAGGTCGAGTTCCGCCAGGTAGAGAAAGTAGGTGAGCTTGGGGAGGTCGCCTCGCACCTTCTGGAAGCGGTCGTTCCAATACTCGGCGAGGGAAAGGTCCCTGAGGTCTCGACGGTTCAGGCGCACTTTCGGGGGCGGCGCAGACTTTGACCCTCCCCCCTTGACGCGGTCGCCGTCATAGCGGATCGCGTCAGACTCTGAGAGGGTGGACATCTCCCTAAGTACGAACCGGATCCGGTCCACCAGCTCAGTCGGTTGCAATGCCCACCCTCCGAGCGCACTCGTCGCAGGCCGTGACGGTGATCGCATAGCGCTTCTCTTTCGTGCCACGCTTCTCGACGGGGTACACCTGGGCGGGGGTCTTCCCGCACCAGGTGCACGTCTCCGTCGTCGTGTACTTGCCGTCAGTCACGCTCGTTGAGGACTCGGTAACCGAGCCAGCAGCCCGCCGCGAAGTTCAGGCACTGGCCGAGCACGAACCCCGCGACGAACGCTCGCTTCACTAGAAGAGGATCTCGTCGTCGGGGGCGTTGCTCTGACCCTGGTTCTTCGGCGGGAGCTTCACGTCCCGGGCGACGATCTCGAACGCCGAACGCTGCTTGCCCTCCTTGTCGGTGTACTCCCGCGTCTGAAGCTCGCCCGTGAAGACGATCAGGTCGCCCTTGGAGTAGATGTCGGTGACCAGCTCGGCGAGCTTGTCCCAGGCAACCACGTCGATGAAGTTCGACCGGTCGCCGAAACGCTTGTTGCCGATGCGCAGGCTGACGACGGGCTTACCGCTGGCGGTGGAGCGAAGCTCCGGGTCCCGGGTGAGGTTTCCCGAGAGCGTGACTGTATTGAGGTCCATGCGCGCATGGAACAGGTGTGTGCGGTACGTTATTGCCCGATGGCCCGCCTGCCCGACTACTGCGCCACCTGCGAACGCGAGACCACGGTCAGCGGCGCGGAGTACGCCTACGGCGACCCCAACCGATACGACGGGATCTCCGAGTGGGTCTGCCTGGTCTGTGGGCGCCGTGAGGGGCGCTGGACGGGCAAGGAGCTGAAGGATGGGGAGGCGGAGCCTCGCTTCGGCGGGCCGCCCTCAGGGGCCACGTACGAGTAGGGCTTGACGCGGGTGTAGGGTAGGTTCGTCACCAACCCACGGGGGTTTCCTCATGCGCAGGGTCGTACTCCTGGCCGTCACCGGCCTGCTCGCCCTACCCGTCGCCGCAGACGCCGCGCCGTGCTACTGCGGATCGTTCGCCCGCTGGTTCTCTTCCGACACCCGGATCGGACACGCCATGCGCGTCACCTGGGAGCAAGAGACCTTCGCCGCCGCGCCCATCGTCGGCCAAGCCCGCATCGACCGCACCCGGCGCCGCGTCACCCGCTACCAGAATTGGGACAGCGAGGAGGAGAAGAAGTGGTGCCGGCGCAACCCGAAGGTCTGTCGAGCGGCGAAGGCGTGCGTGATCGCAGCGTCCGGGACCCTGGCCGTGGCAGCCGTCGATGGGAAGTGGACCCGGACGGAGTTCAAGCAGGCGACGGCGGCGTGCGCTGCGGCGGCCTTGACCTCGCTAGTCTTCCCATGATGCGCCAGTTCGTCGCTCTCCTCCTGGTCGCGGTCGTGCTGGCCGTGATGTTCGATGCGCTTGGCCTGGTCGGCCTGCTCGCGGGTGCGCTCACCGGGGTGCTCGTCGCCCTGGCGTTGGTCGCGCTGGAGCGGCGGCGTAACTCGGCCTAAGGTCGGGGGGTCCACCGTCGTCGTCCGGCGCTTTCAGGGCGCTGGGCGGCGGCGGTGCCGGGGGCTCTCCTCGGCGGCGATGTAAAGCCCGACCCAGGCGAGCGCCTTCTGCCCCGCCTCCGTCAGCCGGTAGTGGTGCTCGATCGCGCCCCGCGTCTGGGTCTCCTTGGCGACACAGAGCAGCTCGGCATCGCGCAGCACGCGGAAGTGATAGGCGACGTTCTCGACCTTGGAGCCATTCTGGGAGAACTGGACCGGACTGCGCTGGCCGTGCTCCTCGACCGCCCTCAGGATCTCGTAGCGGATCGGGTGCAGGACCATCCTGAGCCGCTTGAGCGCGTCGTCGCTCATTGACATGCCGCTAGAATACTGTTTCCCATTGGGTGCTTCATCCAGAGCAACCGTCCATTGGAACGTACCGCACACAACGAAAGGATCAGCCGCATGACCAGACCGCTCCGTCTCGCCGCCTACATGCGCGTCTCTCAGATGGGGGACCGCGAGGAGGGCTCCGAGAACTTCCACAGCACCAAGTTCCAGGACGAGGATGTCTACCGGCACGCCGAGAAGATCGGGGCCGAGATCGCCGTCGTCCGCCAGGAGCTGAACCTGTCCGGGGCCAATTGGGAGAAGCGCCAGGGCTTCCAGGAGTGCGTCGCGCTCGTGGAGTCGGGCGAAGTCGATGGGGTGATCGTGTCCTACCTGTCCCGCTTCGCTCGCGATATGCGCGTGGCCTACATGGCACTCGGGCGGATCGCCGATGCCGGCGGCGCCGTCTTCACGGTCTCTGAGGGCATCGACACCCGCACCCGCCAGGGCCGCATGAACTTCAACATCCGGATGGCGATGGCGCAGGACGAGTGGGAGCAGCGCCGCGACGAGATCATGCGGGTGCACCGCACCAAGATCAGCCAGGGCAAGCCGATGCGGGCGCCGTTCGGATACATGAAGGACCCCGACACCGGCAAGCTCGTGCGAGACCCCGTGCAGGCTCCCTGGGTCGTGCGGATCTTCGAGTGGGCCGCCGAGGGTAAGGGCTTCCGCGAGATCGCCCGCCTCCTGAACTCGGACCCAGCGGCGCCCCCGCCCACCAAGAAGACGAGCCACTGGACGCCGACCACCGTCCGGGACCTGGTCAAGCGCCGCACCTACCTCGGGGAGGTCTGGCACGACAGGACGCGCAGCGTGGTCAAGAAGGGCGCCCACAAGGAGCTGGTCTCCGAGCTGCTCTACGCCCGGGCCAACATGCCCAAGGGCGAGCGCCGTGACCCCCGGGGGAAGCACACCCTGGCCGGCCTGCTGCGCTGCGCGAACTGCCGCCACATGCTCAAGGCGATCCCGACGAGGGGCCGGGTCATGTACGGGTGCCGCCGACACAGCGCCGCCGGTCCCTGCCCGGAGCCCGTACTGGTCAATGAGGCCAACATCATCCCGCTGCTCCACCGCGAGGCGATCCGCCTCTGGAACGTGGAGGGCAAGGAGTTCGGGACCGTCAACCGCAACCCGCTGGTCGAGCGCGCCCGGGACGAGCTGACGATCCTCAAGGAGCGCTACAAGTCCTGGATGCACGACGACGAGACCCGCACCTTCGACCGCGAGGCATGGGAGGAGGAGCGCAACGCGCGCAAGGCCGCCGTGGACGCGGCGAAGGAGCAGCTTCAGACGGCGATGCAGGCGGGGCTGGGAGCGGCCAACTCCACCGAGCCGGCCGCCATGCCCACCGATCCCGCCGAGCTGCGCGAGATGCTCCTCGCCGCCTTCGAGACCGTCTTCCTACGCCCCCGCGCGAAGGTCGCCAGCGACATGCTGGTCATCCCCAAGGGCGCGACGGTCCCGGAGGTCCCGCGCCGTGGCAAGGTCTTCAACCCGACCCCCGTCGTCTTCCCCCAGGACCGCCCATCGGGTGCCCGGGTGACGGGCTGAGAGGATCTTGGCGTACGCCAGGTCCATCGACTGCTCGGGGTTCATGTACTCTCCTCCTCGGTCCCTGCCTCACCCTCGATCACCGGTTTCCCGCTGATCCTGAGTGCGTCAGGGGCCACCCACTTGACGACGACGGGGCTCGGCTTCGGCCGGGCCTTCTTCTTGAAGGCGCTCCGCTTCCGCGTCGAGCCCCACCCCTTCCGGCGCTTTGCGCTCACAGCCCGGCCTCGTGCGGATCCATCCCCAGCGCGCGCATGAGCCTCAGCCCCTGGTCGTAGGAGACGTGCTCCTGGTGCACCATGCAGTCCGGCCGGCGCCTGAGCCCCAGCACCCGGTTCGCACGTGACGTGTCCGCCTTGATCGCCCCAGGACGGCGCCGCTCAGCCTGAAGCCTCGACGGAGCCGGCCGGTAGACCCAGCCGACGTGAATACACAGCTCGGAGAGGGTCATCTCGCCTCGGGACTGCATCTCCAGGAAGCGTTCGCGGAACGGCGCCACCGGCACCATCTCGCAGCTCTCTTCCCGGCGTCGGTGATAGTTGCGGCGCATTGCCGAGCGGCGTTGCGCACGTTCCAGCTTGCACCCCCGGCGTGGCTCCACTTCACAGCTCCAGCTCGGTCTGCGGGTGCATCTCCCCGGGCGCCCGGTCCACGTAGTGCTCCTCGTCGTCCTCGGACTTCACGTACACGCGCCAGCCGTCTTCGGTGTCGATGTAGATCGTCCGGGCGCTGCCCGCCATGTCGAGCTTCTGAAGCAGGACACGGAGATTGCGGCGCGACAGCACCACGTCCACCTCCCGATCTGGGGCGTCCACGATCCCTCTCATCACATCTCCTTTACGAACGTGGCCCTGGAGCCGTCGAAGATCACCGGGACCCCGCCCGGCACGTCCATGCGCTGCTTGAGCGTGTAGATGAGCCCGTGGTTCTGTGGCCGGCCTGAAACCTCGTCGTCCTGGCGCCAGACCATCCCGACCACGTCAGCGTCCTGCTCGAAGGCGGAGGCACCCTTGATGTCGGCCAGCGTCGGCTGGGGCCTGGCGGCTCCGACGATCCGGCCACGGTTCAGGTGCACGGTCGCGAGGACCACGCAACGCGCCAGTTTCGCCGTGTCCCCGAGTAGCTGAGAGATCCGCGCAAGGTCCCTCTCATCCCGATAAGGAATGCGGTGGAGAATGTCGATGATCGCCACGTCAGGTTTGCGGACCCGAATATCTCGCGCAATGTCCTCAGCGTGCCAACCTGGGCACTCAACGACCCCATACGGAATTCCCTGGAGCGCAAGCAGCACCTTCGCTTTCTCGTGTTCGGTCAGTGAGTTCTCCTGCACCCGCCTGAGGTCCAGGCCGGTCGAGGCGGACGCGAAGCGGCACATGCGCTCCTCGGCCGTCATCTCGTTCAACCAGGCCCAGACCACGGCCCCCTGCCTATGGAGTTCGCGGGCGATCTGGTCAATCCAGACGGTCTTGCCGTGCGAGGTCCAGCCGCCCCACAGGTGCACCGTCCCGGGCTGCATCCGCCACGTGAAGAACGGCAGCCCCCAGCCCGGCACCACCGGGGCGTCCATCCGGTCGAGCATCAACATGCCGAGCCTCTCGGGGTCGTACACCCGGTCTGACTCGTGGCGGGTCAGCAGCTTCTGCTCGGCGGTGGCGAACTCGTCCTCGTCCTCATGGTCGGCGGCGTCGAGGATCTGCATGGCCGCGTGCCGGCGGGTGCGCCACAGCGCTGTCTCCACGATCCTGCGGGCGTACGCCCCGGCGTGCCCCAGGTTCGGGACCGGGCCGGCGTACTCGTTCAGCTCGGGGATGGTGACCGTGTCGATCGGTTCGCCCTGGTCGTGCTGGCGCAGTGCCCGCTTGAACAGGTGCCCCCTGGTCGTGCTGTAGAAGTGCGGCGGCTTCAGACCGGCGTCGATGACCGAGGGAGGGATCAGCCCTGAGAGCGCTATCGCCCCCAGGACCGCCTCCTCGGCCGCCAGGTCGTGGTTCATCGAGCGCCCTCGGCCGGCAGGATCATGTCGCAGTAGACGCACAGCATCGGGTTCGTTTGGCCGGTTGGTCGGCCGCATCGAGGGCACTTCACAGACCGATCTCCCACGGGAAGATGTGGCAGGCGTGGGCGATCCGCAGCGCCGTCTCCTCCCGGCACGTCCGACTGATCGCGATGGTGCCGTTCTTCTCCCTGCGAGCCTCCAGCCCCAGGGCGCGCTTGACCGTGGACGAGTCGCCGCCCGTCTTACTGCTGTCCTTACGAACCCAGCCGGCCCGCAGCGCGATCTCCTCAAAGCTCAGTTCAGGGTTCGCGCGCATCTCGCGCTCAACCGCCTCCCGCAGAGGACCGTTGGGGACCATGCCCCTCCGGCAGCCCTCCGGGCCTCGCCGCTCGCGGGCGTTCTGACGCCTGAGCCGGCCGAGACGCATCGCGCTGGCCCGGGCTCGGTTGTTCTGGTGGTAGCGGCGGTTGCGCTCGGCGCGGCAGGTACGGCACACAACCCGGCCATCCCGTCCCCGGTAGTAAGCGTCGTGCGGGTGCTCGGCGCGGCAGCGGTGGCCCCTGGGGATGCCTAGCTCGACCGTCTCCATCACAGGAACGCCCCCCTCTTCTCCTCTCCGGTCAGGCCGGCCATGTCGTGGAACTCCTCGGTTTTCGTGTCGTTGCGGAAGATCAGGGTCAGGTCGTTGAAGCGCTTGCCCGTCGCGTCCCGCCCCCGGTTCATGTGGAAGTCGCTGGATGCGCAGCCGTCGATCGCCCGGCACAGGTACTCGACCGTGTAGCCGGACTTCAGCCGCTGCTGGATCTTCTGCCGGCGCTCGGGTGTCATGCGGGTGTTCGGGCGCTTGCCCATGACCGTGCACCAGTGATGGAAGACCTTGCGCACGTCGGTGGATTCCAGGTGGCGTTCGCCGAGCGGCTTCACCCCCGTGGCCGGCTGGGTGCGAGCGGCGCCGATACGACCCGGGGCTAGCGTCTTGTAGACGAGCTTCAGGTGCATGCGGTCCAGCTCGCGTGCGATCAGTTCCAGCTTGGCCTCCACCGTGGTCGCCGCCGCGACCTCCTCCTCACACCCCATCGCCGTACACCGGGCAGTCGGGGCAGGCGTTCTCGCATCCGGGCTCGTCACAGAGGTCCATCAGAAGCTGGCCGGGGATCGGCTCCACCGCCATGTAGGTCTCCAACCTCTCCAGGATCTCCATGCGGTCGCGGTGACGGTTCAGTTGCGGGATGACGTTCATGCGGCGGCCCTTCCTTCTTTCTTCAGCTCAACCCTCAGGGTCTGATCGAACTCGCGCTGTGCCCTGAACGAGGCGTGAAGCGCCAGGAACTGCTCGGGGGTCGCCAGTGAGTGCACGTACTCATACTCGCCGTCCTCGCCGGCCCGCAGGATCGCTCCGAAGCGGGGGACGCCGTAGCCGGACTCCTCGACTGCGATCTGGTAGCCGGCCGTCTGGTAGTGGTGGGAGTCGCGGACAGCCCTGCTGGTCTTCAGGTCGAGCACGCCCAGGACGCCGTCGACCTTCGCCAACAGGTCCATCCGGCCGGCGTACTGGTGCTCCCAGGAGGCGACCATCAACTCGGTATGCACCACGACCGGCTCAAATTCGACCCACCACCGGCACATCGCCTGGAGGTAGCCCCGGTGCTCGACCGGGAAGTCGGTGAGCTTGGGGACCTTGCCCTCGGCGAGCTGCTCGAACCCCTTGTGGACGCTGGTGCCCCGGCTCGCGGCGTCATCCCGGGCGTTCCAGTACCGCAGGCCCTGAGACTTCATCTCCTCCAGGATCGCCTCGGCGCCCATCCGCTCCACCGGCCGGCCACGCTGGCGCAGCTCGATAACCCCGGCGACCGTCTGCCGCTCAACCCAGCCGCTCAGGTTCTTCTGCACCGCCTTGTCGAGCACGGTCGAGACCGAGGGGACGTAGCGGAGCTTCAGGTCTTCCAGGTCGCTCGGCTGAAGGGGCGGCGGCTCCCGGCGGATGCGGCGCAGCTTGTAGCGGTGGGCCTTGTCCTGGTAGACGATCTGGACGCCGGACGGGGTGGTGCTGATCTCCTCACTCGCCGCCATCCCAGCTCCCCTCAGAGGACGCGGGCGCCAGCTCGAAGTTCGTGTGCGTGGTGACCGTCACGCCGACCAGGCCCAGGACTTCCGCCGCGTGCGCGAGCAGGTGGGCGGCGTCCTCCACGTCCTCCCGGGTCCAATCGGTGGGCGTGACGGCCGACACGTCGAGCTGCGCGATCATTCCCAGGCTCCGATCAGGCTGACCGCCATCGCCAGCACGAGCAGGACGTAGGTCGCGCTCATGCCGCCACCCTCTTCACGAGCGCGTTGGCCTGGGCCGTCGTCAGCTCCGGGAGGTCGGAGACGCCGAGCGAGTTCAGGTAGACCTGGACCGTGCTCGGGTCGGCATCCTTTTCGGCCAGCTTCTTCTCCAGGGAGATGACCTGGTTGTCGGTGAGCGTCTTGCGCGCCGGCCCCTGCGCCTTGATCGGCGTCACCTTCGCCGAGGGTTCGGCCACGGCCTCCTGGTCGGCGATGCGGTTGCGGACCTCCTGGCGGGACGCCAGCTTGCGGTTCGCGACCAGGCCACACGCAACGATCGCGCGGCCCCACGCGGCAGTCTCGGCATTCATCAGCTCCGAATCGCGGGTGTAGGGCGTCTTGCCGGGCCACGGCTCCCAGGCGATCCCCTGCCCCGGCGTCAGGTCATCGGCGGTCCGGTAGGCGGCGGCCTGGTAGTAGACGTAGTATTGGTCCCCGACCTTCTCGATGCCCCAGGCCAGGGTCTGCAACGTGCCGTCCGGGTGAGCGTCCTTGAAGTCCTGGATGCGCTCCGCCACGTCGACGTAGTCGTCCAGCGAGGGACGTTGGGCCATGCTCGTACTCCTCCTCAGTATTGTTGCCTTGCCGTCCCGGTCCCTTGCGGCTCCCGGGGCGGTTCCTCACCCCCGTGGGGAAAGGGGGCCGGCCTTCGGGCCGGCCCCCGCTCTTCCTCCGGGGCATTGGGATTCCTAATCCCTCGGCCAGCGGTCGTGTGCCAGCCCGGTCTGAGAAAAGGCGCCCGTTTCCAGCGGCTAAACCTTTTCTCGCTCACAGCCCGGGCTGACCCGGGCTAAAGTTTTCGGACTACTCCAAATGGGGGATGTCGCCCCAGCGGAGCATCAACGGGAACGGCGGATCTTCGAGGTAGTCGGCGGCGCGGCGCAAAACCTCCGGGTCCTCTCGGGCGGCGCCGAGCATCCGGTGGTTGCATCGCGAACACAGCAGGCCACGGACGGCGCCCGTCTTGTGGTCGTGGTCGACGGCGAGCTTCCTCGACCTCGGACGGTTCAGGCAGATCGCGCAGCGGCCACCCTGCCACTCCAGCGCCTGCTCGTACTGCACCATCGTGATCCCGTACCGGCGCTCGATACCGTCCGCCTGCTTGCACGGTTTGCAATAGGCCTGTCTGCCGTCGCGCGTGCTTGTGCCGAACTCCGCCAGCGGCTTTTTCTCCGCACACCGTGAGCAGCGCTTCACAGCCCCTCCAGGGCCGTCGTCAGCTCCACCCCGGTGATCCGCGACCGCCAGTTGCCGGCCTCGTCCCACATGATGAGCCCCAGCCCGTGAAGGTCAGCGGCTTCTTCGGGACTGACGTAGATCGTGCCGGTCTCGGTCAAGATGGGCGCGGGGTCCTCGAAGAAGTTCATGCCGGCCGCATCTCCTCGATGTCCTCCATCGGGAACCCGAGCCCGCCCACGATCACGTACGCCTCGGTGAAGTCCTCAAGCCAGCCGTCGAACACCTGCCCGTTGGGGACCACGATCTCCACGCGGTCGCCGATCTCGAAGAAGTCCATCACCCACCCCGCTTCATGGACGAGAAGTCGTGGGTCTCGATCAGCTTGTCGAACCATAGGCCCTTGAGGGGAATGTGCAGCTCGCTGAAGTAACGATCCGCTCGGTACTCGACGTTCGAGATCGGGACCTCAATGACCGTGCCGTTGCGGTGCTTCACCCTGGCGACGATCTCGGCGGGGTGGCCCCACATGAAGAATTCGCGGGTGGTCTCCACTACTCCTCACCCCTCAGAAGGAGCGAAGCCCGCTGAGCAAAATAGTCGGCAATGGCTCCATAGGCGGCAGCGGCCACCAGGTCCAGCCGAAGCTCCGCCAGAACCTCCGGGTTGAGGCCAAGACGCTGCTGCTTCTGGAGTTCCAGGACGGCGTAGGCGGCAATGTCGGGGGTCTCCTCTCGCACTTCCTGAAGGTTGTCCTTGGTGAGGTAGTTGCCGTCGCCGTAGCGCTCCCTGCCGATGTTCAACCGGTGGTAGACGGCCGCCGGGTAGGAGTAGTTCGAGATCCCCGAGACACGCAGCGCCATCTCCAGGGCGTCGGTGAGAAAGGCGTTCTCGTACTCCAGGTCGCGGGTCGGGTCAGGGGCCTGCGCGATCGGCAGACGGCGTCCACACTTCACACACAGGCCTGTCATGCGCGGGTCGTTGCCCGCGACGTGCTGCTCACAGCTCGGGTACCGCGTGATTGAACCGACCGTGGAAGGTGTGGACGCCACGCCGGTCACAGGCCCAGCTCGTCCAGTTCGTTCTCGACCTCGTTAGCCAGCTCGTAGAGATCGGCGTCGGTCTCTTCAGGGTCGCCGCCGTAGTCGAGAATCGCCTGGTGCCCCCGGACGGCGTTGAGGAGGCGGTCGAGCAGGCCGACCAGGAACTCCTCCACGTTCACATCCTCGGTCATCACAGCGACTCCTTCAGCTTCTGGCGCCGGGTCACGTCAGCCCACGAGGCCATCGCCTTGCGCAGGCCGTCGAGGGCGGCGTCGATCTCCGCGTCGCGGACGGCCTCCCAGACCTTGGTGTCCTCCGGGAAGGAGTAGACGCAGAGCTGGCAGGCGAAGACCTCGGCCTCTCCACCGAGACTGCGGATGTGCTGCTTGGCGGCGGGCGGCAGGTTAGTCATTGGCGTTCAGCTCCTGCGCGAACCGGCTGTGGTCCTGCCAGGAGGAGTCGGTCTCGTGCTGCTGCCAGCCGGTCAGCCACTTGACGACGACGACGACGACGCCAGCGAGACCGGCGATGAGAGACGCGGTAGACGTGGTGTCCAGGTCCGCGACGGTGGGCGCGAGGGCGGTCAGAAGAGACGCCACCACCGTGAGGTAGACCGCAACGCGGTTGGGTGTGAGCTTCATGCCCTGAAGCCTCAACCTGTGTGCGGTACGTTATGCCGATGAACGAATGGCGAACGTGGGTTCAGGCCGGCATGTACGCGGTGGGCACGATCATCGTGCTCGCATGCGCGGCGATCTTCTTGATCGCGATATTCAGCTAAAAGAAAACCGCCCCCCCTAGCACCAGCGACGGTTCAGGGGAGGCGGTTTCGCGATGACACACAGCCGGCCCGGAGACGTGAAGACCTCTCGTCGTGGTCCCTTCACCGGGGGCTGTGCTGGGCGGGTCAGACAGGCGGTTGGAACGAGTCCAGACCCTATGTCGTTCGAGCGGGAGGCACCCGACCGGAGGCGGCCCGTTGCTACCCCCGGCCGGGCGCACTGGAGGGCTCGGAACCACCCAGCGCGGGAACCGATGTCCGTCAGTCCCCTGCCGAGGGCTAAGCGTAGCGGGGTCGGACCAAATAGGAAACGATAGCCCGGGCGCGAGACCGGGCGAAGACTCCGCCGCCGTTGGCCTGAGAGCCGGCCGAGCCCGAAGAGGTATTGCCCTCGATGGTCGCGATCGTGCCGTCCGGGTTGTCGCGCACGTACATGCCGACATGGTCCACGACGCCGCCATCGAAGTTGAAGATCACCAGGTCACCGGGGCGGCGGTCGTTCCAGGCCACGAGCTGCTTCATGCCGTTGCGGCCGAGCTTGGCGTCCTCGACGATGTAGGGCACGTAGCGCAGGCGCCAGGAGAGACCCTTCACCCCCACGTGCTTGAGCACGGCGAACATGAACGCACCGCACCAGGGGGCGCCACGCATCTCGCCGGGGAATGTCTCCACCAGCTTCTGCCACTGCTCGATCTTGGGGCCGGCGTTGTTGCCGACCTCGCGGATACCCACGTGCTTCTGGGCGAACTTGATCGCTTGGGCTTGTGGGGAAGGGCGCTTGTGGCGCTCGATGACCCGGTTGGCGTACGCGATGTCACGCTGCGCCTGCCAGACCTCCTCAAGGCCTTCCTTCTTCGCCTGTTGTGCATCGCGGCGCTTCTTGCGCCAACGGGAAAGAATCCCCATTCGGTCCTCCTTGACCGTGCTCTTTCGCTTGCGAAAGTGGACGGAGTAAATGCGAAGCATTTACTCCCTGCTTTTGACGTTAGTTAGCTTCGTCTGCCGGCGCTACGGCAAATCCTATTCGTGTGTGCGGTACGTTCAGGACACGAGGTTGATGACGGCGCCGACGAGCGCGGCCGGGTCGGGTCCCCCGAGTTTCGGGCTCGCTACCGCGCAGGCCAGAACGATCATGTAGCGCTCCAGCTTGGTAACCCGGTCCACCAGCTTGTCCAGCCGGGTCTCGATCTCATGGTTCGACGCTGGGCTCAAGCTCCAACACCCCCTTCGCGGCCAGCGCGCGGATCAGCTCCTGAGCGCTTCTGTGTTCGGTGATTGCCTGCGGGCGCCCGGTCAGGGCCAGCAGCTTGTCGATGTTGGACTGCTTGAGCTTCGCCATGTTGACCGCGATCTGGGAGGCCTCGGTCGGCCTGATCCGTCCGGCGTGGAGCCCCTCCACCGCCTGCTCGATCGCGAGTCTCTCGACGTGCGCGGCGGCCCGGGCGAGGTCTCGGGTGTCGCGGATGATGGCCTGCTCGATCTCGGCGCCGTGCTCGGCCTGGAGCTGGACGTAGCGCTCGGCGTAGACGGAGTCCCTCCACGCGCGCAGCGTGGTCGCCGGCACGTCGAGGTCGAATGCCTCGGCGAGCGCACGGGATGCCTGCGAGGGTGAGCCGCCGAAGGCGACGAGAGCGTTCAGGGACTTGGCAACCTGCTCGTCGGTGTAGCTCGTGCGGATCCTCTCTGCACCACGCCTCTCCGCGTCACGCTGCGCGACGTAATCGGCCATGACGCTCATGTAAGGTCCCCCCTGGTCCCGGTATGCGACGGCTCATAACCGCCGCTGAAAAGGCAGCCCGTAGAGCCCGAAAGGGTCGCAACCCGCGTGATGCGCGCGGCCACGGGTCGTAAGCCCAGCCGGGACCTCATCGGTTCTTCCTCCTGCGGGCGACGCGGCGGGCGAACTGGCGCATCAGCTCGGGGTCGCCTGAAACGTCGATCGCCCGGTCGGAGTCGTGGTAGGACCCTTCGGCGTGTACCGGGTCGACGGGGTCGAAGTGGCTTTGCTCGCGCACGGTGAGCCCCAGGCGTTCGGCCAGCTCGCCGAGTCTGATCGCTCCGCGCCGGCTCTGGGTGGCAACGTGGACGTGGTCGGTGTGGCCGTCAACGAACCCCTTGCCGACCCGCTTGCCGTCCTTGATGTTCACGCCGCCGGGGCCGTTGTAGAACAGCTCGCGGATCGTGGCCCTGTCAGGCCCGTTAGCGCGCCTCTGACGCCCTCCGCCGGGTGTCCGAATGGTGCGGCCTGGGGTGTCCTTGAGCCCGCGCAGAGAGAGCGCTAGCTGGATCAGGGCATCCGGCGAGTGGTTACTGAAGTAGTCGATCTTCGCCTGCTGGCGCTCCGCCGACCGGTCAACGCCTGGTAGCGTTCGAGTGGTGCTGCCGTTCTGGGCACGGGGGGCGGCTCCGTCAACGTCGCGAGGCGTGTCGGGAGGGCGCCGCCCCCCCTTCCCCAGGATCGCCTCCACGTAGTGGTTGGTCTCCGGGAAAGACTTGGAGCGCTCGACGTTGCCCGGGCCGGCGTTGTACCCCCGCAGCGCCTTCTCGTACGAACCCCCGAACTGCTTGAGGAGCTGCGCCATCAGGCGGGCCGCCCCGTCGATGTCGTCCGCTGCGCGGCCGTCGTGGAGGTTGACCCCCATCGACTTCGCCGTGCCGGGCATGAACTGAGCGATCCCCCGGGCGCCGGCCCGACTGACCGCGTTCGGGTTCAGGCCCGACTCCTGGCGGAGCTGGGCGAGCAGGATTCTGGGATCTACGCCGTGGCGGCGAGCTGCGCGCTCGATGGCGCGGGAGTAATCCGGCAATGGTCGTCCTTGACGCGGGGGGTTACGATGCGTCCATGCATCGCGTGGGTTCGATCTTATGGCTGGTCGTGCGGCTCGTCGCCGCTGCGCTGCTGATCTATTACCTCGGGTGGGTGGCGGGCACCGGCCCGTTCACCGACTACACCGGCCTCTAGGGCTGGCGCAGGAACTGGCGCTTCGCGCGCTCGCGAGCCCGCTTCCGGCGGAACTCCTCCAGGCGGCTCGTCCCACGCTGGCGCTCGCGGCGCTCGCGGAACTCCTCTAGGCGGGTCTTCGGCTGACGCTCCAGCGGCGCCTTCTCCACCTTCTTCGTGACCTCGTCCAGGCGCTTCTGGCGGGCGTTGCGCTGGTCCAGGCGGCGCTCGTACTCCTTGGTCATCACCCGGTACTCGGGGACGCTGCGCGGGTCGTCGGCCTCCAGCAGTTCGCGCCGCTTCTCCAGCCACAGGTCATCGTCGGCGATGGCGTTGCGCAGGCGCTCGGCCTCAGCCTTGGCGGAGTCGATCGAGGCGACACGGAAACCGGTAAGCCAGGTCTGGACTCGGTCCTGAGTCGTCTGCCCGCGTGAGTTCTCAACCGAGGTCGGGAGGTTCAGGTTGGCGACCAGGCCGAACTGCGGGCCGATGTTGCGGACGGTGTAGTCCAGCCACGACGGCCACGCCGGGATCTTCTGGCCCGACTTCACGTCCGGGTAGTTCAGGCGGATATCGAGCGACTTGCGCACACCCTCGGGCAGGCTCTTCACCCAGCCGGGCGCCGGCCGATAGAACGGCTGGGTCTTGTTATCCGCGTCGGGGTAGATCGCCGAACGGAAGAAGAAGGAGTGATTACCGCCCATCTCTACCCCGAACTTCGGGAGCGGGTGCGTGATCTGCATGAATAGGTCGAACTGGCGCCGGCTCGCCTCGGCCGGGAACTTGCCCTTCGTCAGCTCGGGGATCGCGTCGATGGGGAGACGGTTCAGGTCTGTGGGTGACAGGCCCATGTAGATCGCCTTCACTTCGTCACCCGAGCGGATCGGTACCGGCAGGGCACGGCGCTGAACCTCAGTGAGATCCTTGTCCCAATCCGGGGGCACGTCGGCGAGCTTCGCCATCTCCTCCCGGAACGCCTGCACCATCATCGTCTTGCCGGGCTTCTGAAACAGCGTCTTGACCTGAAGCGCCGTGTTACGGGACGTGAACGTGTAGAACGGGATCAGCCGGCGGATGGCCCTCTCGGCGTCCGTCAGCTCCGTGTAGTCGAAGTGGTAGACCCGCACGTGTGTGCGAGCCTGCTTGCGGGTCATGCCACGGCGCCGGGCGGCCAGATAGGTAGCAACGCGGGGGATGTCCTCACCGAAGGCGCCGGCCTCGCGCAGCCCCTTGAACACCGTGCCCTTGCCCTGGGCGTCCAGCGCGGTCTCTGCCAGCTCGCCGCCGAAGTGACCCGAGCGCAGAATCCCGTCCTCCTCGGCCTCCCTCAGGAACTGCTGGCGGGGGACGTTGACCTTGCCGATCTTGATGGCCCCCTGCACATCCTTGGGGTTCAGCTCGTGGCCTTCCCTGATCTCCCAGCGGCGGTGCTGCGGCACCAGCTTCATCGCCTGGGCGAACGACGTGGCGTCCGTGTCGGCGAACCACGCTCGGAGTGAATCGTCGTAAAAGTTGCGCTCCTGGTAGAAGGGCGCGTTGTAGGTGGTAACCATCGTCTTCCACGCGGAAGTCATCCGGTCCCAACCCTGCCCAAACGAGGCGAGCGCGCGCACGGCCCTGCCCCTCCCCTTCGGGAAGCGGTCTGCCATCTCCGCGTCGCCGATCGCCTTCGGGAGGATCACCAGGTTGTGGTCGCCACCCTTCTTGAGAACCGCCTCGACCTCGTCCAGTGACAGCTCCTGGCGCTGGTCCTCCAGTGCGCGAATCGCAGGACCCTTGTCGGCGGCGGTCGGGTTGACCTCGTAGACGGAGTGGGTGTCCTTGTTCAGGCCGCGCACCTGGCGCATGTCCTTGACGGGCTCGCCGGCCCGGCGGATCTCGCGCAGATAGTCGGCGTCATTGACCGCCTTCTTCGCCCGGGCGATGTAGGTAGACATCACGTGCTGGAGGTCGGTGGCGAACTTCTCTCCCTCCTTGCCGGCCTGCGTCCACTGGAGATTCTGCGAGTCGATAGAGCGCGGGTCCGTGCGGTGCTTGGCGTGCTGCGGTCGGGAGGGCGTCGCCTTCTTACCCAGCATCTTCGAGACCCGGCCAATCTCCTCGGGCTTGGGCTCCATGTGCGGGACGTAGTCGGGGAGCTTCGAGAGCGGGATACCGGCGGCGGCCTGAAGCTCGTGGAGTTCGTCAAGCTCCCGGCGGATCGTGCGCGCGACCTCCTGGATATGCGGCGGGAAGTCCTCGACGCTGTACCTGTCCGCCCGCTCGATCGCCTCCTTGACGGAGACATCGGGCTCGCCCTTCTTGGTCGGGATGGCGAGTATGACCTGGTTGCGCTTGACGCCCTTGGCCTTCTCCTCCGCCGCCGCCTTCTCCGCCTTGGCCGCCTGAAGCTCGCCCTTGGACTTCTCCAGGTTCCCCACGTGCCGGGTGGACTTGCGGTCGTGCATCGCCAGCTTCGAGGAGGGGATCCCCCGGGCGGCCCGGCCAGCGTGAAGTTCACCGACGCGACGCAACTCAGCCTCGGCAGCCTCCAGGCGAACCTTCGCAGCGTCCAGCCGGCCCTCGGCGCCCATGACGCGATCGGTCTTCCGCTCGCGCTCCTTGTTCGAGTACAGCTTGGGGGCACCGATGTGGGCGTTGCGTTCACCCTTGCGGGCCTTCGCCAGCTCCTGGGACGCGCGGATGCGCTCGGCACGCGCGGCCCTGTACTCGGCGGCGACCTTGCCGGCGTGGCGCTCGGCGGCGTTCGTGCCCGTGGGGGTTTCTGTGCGCAGTCGCGCCTCGGTGCGCTTGTGCTTCAGGGCGGCGCCGGCCTCTGTCAGTCCATGCTTCCCGGAGGCGGCCTCGACCGCGTACCCGCGCCGCTCGGCCTCCGCGTACAGGCGCGTGCCAATGCCCCGGCCTCGGGATGCCTCGGCGACGGCGACCTCGACGTGAGTGGCCTTCCCGGCGTCGTCAAGCAACATGCGCAGGGCGCCAACCGGCCGACCCTTGCGGTCACGGGCCACGATCACCTTGGAGCGCGGAATCTCCCCGCCCCAGCCGGCGCTCACACCGTCGCGGAACCGGCGCTTCATGTATTCGGACTCGACGCTGAAACTCACCTGCCCGGGCTTGACGGAACTCGGCTTGCCGGGCTTGAGGTTGTTGGTCAGGCTTTCCAGCGTGGGCGTCGGGCTGGCGGCCGCCGGCTTCACCCGGTTGGCGATTGCCTCCTCGCGCGTCCCGCCCAGCTCGTCCCGGATCTTGCGCTCACGCCTGGCCTCCGCCTGCTCGACGCGCCTTAGGGTCTCCTGGACCGTCCGCTTGGACTGCTGCGGAACGTCGATGTCCGTGCGGCCGGTGTGGCGCTGAACCCTCAGCTCCAGTCGGCGCACCTTGCGCTTGGCGGCAGAGACGGCCTTGTGCTCAGGGGTGACGCGAGAGATCCGCTTCACCTGGGTGATCGGCTCCTTGGTGGCACGCTCGGCGGCCTTGATGGCGTCGGCGGACTCACCCTTCTTCAGGCGCCGCTCATTGCGATACGCCTTCCCACCCGTACCCTTGACGCTCACCCTCTTGGTGACATACGCCTGGCCCCGGCGCTTCGCCGAGCGGTCGGCCGCCGCATCCTTGTGCCGCTTCTGGGACTTCGCCTCCGTGACGATGTCGCTCTGCTCGTGCGTGAGATCAGGGTGGCGGTAGCGGGGCATGAAGGTGGAGCCCACCGCCTGGCCGGCCTTGGAGTCGTGAACCTTCTTCGCCGCCGCCGGCACCACCTTGGTCTTCTTCGACGCCTTGGCCGTCACCTGAACGCCGAGCTTCGCCGTGCCGCGCTTGCTCGTGAACGGGATACCTCCGTGCACGCCGACGTAGACACCCCTGTTCTCGGGCGCCCTCTTGGCCTTCTCGCGGAGCCGATCGGCCTTCTTGGTGTCACCCTTGCGGGCGGCACGAGCGGCCTTCTCCTCCAGCTCCTGGCGGGCCTTCTTCACACCGAATCGGACGGAACCACCGCCCGCGTAGTAGTCCAGGAAGAGGCCACCGGCAGCCGCCACACCCTTAGACGCGCCAGCGTCCTTGAGCACGTCGGACATCGTGTCCGAGCCCTTCTTGAACTCCTTGACGACGTTCTTGCCGCGCAGGCCGCCGGCCGTCGCGTGGAGCACGCGGGTCGACTGCTTGTTGATGAAGTCCGCCGGGGCGTTGATGTCCTTGAGCGGGTTACCGGCGACGGGCTTGGGGTGAAACACCTTCTTCGGGCGCTTGCCGTCCTTGAGGAACTTGCGCATCTCCGAATCCGAGCGCGGGCGATCCTCGACGGGCTTGGGGCCTTTCTGCTTCTTCGGCTTCGCCGGTTCGTTGCGCTGGAGCTTCTTCATGCCGGCCTCGATCTTCCGCCGCACGGCGGGGTCGAGATCCTTGCGCTCCAGGGTGGTGGCCTGCGCCTTGATCTTTCTGTCGAGTGACGCGAAGTCTGTCTTCGGCTTCTTGCCCTCGCCATCGGGGACCCGGTCGAACCAGGCGCGGTCTGTGGCGTCTGCCTTCTTTACCGCCTCGCGGGGGGAGAGAACGTGACGGTTCAGGATTGTGCCGCCGCGCAGTCTGGTCTTCGGGTTGCGCTGGATTCGCTCGCCGCGAGTGACCTTCAGCTTGTCGATGTAGTCCTGAGACTGCTTATGCTTGTCGCCCTTGTGATAGTCCTTGCGATCGGCGGAGCCACGGTCACGGACGGGTTCGCGGCGCGGCTGCTTACGGGTCGGGCGGCCGGTGAGCTGCGGGGACGGCGGGCCGGCCTTGGCGGTTCCCTTCCTGGTGGTCGCCTCGGGCTTGTGCGTCTTCGGGAGGGTGAACTTCGGCTTGGGCTTCTTCTTAGTCTTCCGTGAAACCGGGACGCGCTTGCCCGGGTTGTCACCGTATGCCACTTAGAGGGTTCCGTTCCCGTTGGGGCCGCCGCCGCTGCCGCTCGACGTGCCGGGCTTCTTGCCCACCGCACCCGGCTTGATCCTGACTCCCGCGTCGCGCAGGCGCTTGGCCTCGGCGGGCGTGAGCTTCCCACGGGCGCGCTTGACCAACAGCTTCGCCATCCAGAACGGGGCGCCGGTCGCGTCCTGCACGGCCTGGTAAGAGTCCGCAGCCACCAGGTCGCCCGGGTTCCACTGGCTCAGCTCGTCGCGGCCGTCCTGCCAGTAGTCGTTATTGCGCTTGGCCTCGGCGTCCGAGACCCCGCCCTTCTTCCCGCCCTTACGGGCCTCGCGCACCAGGCGGTCCTTGGTGGACTGCGGCAGTGCGCGCACCTGTGACTCCGTGTAGCCCGCGAACGGCCCGGAGGTAATCACCTTGCCCGGCTTCTTGTCCTTGTTGGCCTTCTTGTAGTCGGCGCGCTCCTTGGGCGACATGCCCCGGAACTCACCCTTGGTCAGACCGGCGAACGGGCCGGACGTGATCGGGGTGTTGCGCTCTCCCCGGGACTCGGCCCTGGCCGCCGCCGCGTCAGACTGAGCCTCCAGGCCAACCGCATACTCCTCGGCCGCCTGGTGACGGGTCGCGAGCTTGTTGTCGAACTTCTGCTGCTTCAGCTCCTGACGCTTGCCGGCCGTGTAGGCGCCCTTGTCCTGGAGGAGACCCAGGAGCTGCTTGCGCAGGGCGTCCGTGGCCTTGTCCTCCTCCATGTGCCAGCCGACCTCGGCGAGCCCGGCGTTGGCCTTCATGTCGTCATAGCGCGTCGTGTTATTCACACCCTGCGCCTCGATCATCTTGCCGAAGGCTCCCGAGAGGTTCTGCTGGTTGGCGAAGGCTTGCTGCGCTTCAGGTGAAAGGCCGGCCTGCGCCTGACCCTGAACCATCGGGGTGGCCGCCGCCTGGTAGGCCTGAGCGGATGCGTCACGGGCCGCCTGGAGACGGGTCAGGTAGGTCTGGTAGTAGCCGCCGATGTTCGCCTGGCGCTGAGCGGTGCCGGCGATCTGGGTCCGAAGGTCACGGACGGGCTCACCGTATTCCACCTGTGCGTAGGCGCGGGCGGCGTCCCACAGCGGGGTCTTCTTCTTCGGCTCCGTGGTCGGTTGTGCGTCCCCACCCGTGGTCAGCGGCCCGTGTGGGCTCGTGCTGATCTTCTTCGTCTTCGTCTTCTTCTTCTTGCCACGGTTGGCGCGGGCACGCGACAGCGCCTCCGCCGCAGCGGAGTTGGTGCCTGCCAAGTCGGCCTCATAGTCGAACTGTGCCTGGTTCATGTCACCCTCCGAGGGCGAGTCTGAGCGCGTCCGCGCTGGCCGAAGAGATCGAGCTGGAGTAGTCGTCGGCCGCACCCTGGCGCCCGCGCCTAGCCTGTTCGAGCAGCGCCCGGAACGCCTCCTGGAGACTGTTCACTGAGCTGTCCTGCTGGAACTGGTTTTCCTTCGCCATGCGCTCGTAGGCGCTCGAACGGAGCTGCCCCTGCGCCGCGTAGGAGTTCTGGGTGCCGGCCTTGGTCTGCTCGTAGGAGCGCTGAAGCAGCGCCATCTTCGAGAACGGGTTGGCGGGGTCGACGCCCATGTCCGTGGTGTAGGTCCCGTCCGGGTTGGCCGAGTAGGAGAACCCGAGCTGGTTGGCACCCGAGCGAACGTCGTAACCGATGTCTCCGTAGGTGTTGTCACGCGCGGTGGAGGCGTCCTTGACGGACTGCTGGTACATCGCCGTGATGCGCGGATCCTCGGGGGCGCCGGATGGGCCGGCTGTGGGTCCACCGATACCTCCCCCGATGCCGAGGCCTCCCCCGATCTGCGCGCCGATGTCGCCGAGGGTGCCGCCCTGGGGGCGAGTCACACCCTTGGCCGGCCCCTTGGGACCAGACGCGGCGTACGCGGCGGCCTGTGACTTCTGCTGGTTCCTGCGCTGCTGAGCCTGAAACGCCGACTGCGCAGCGGCTCGCTTGGTTCTGTTCGCCATTACTTACCCACCCAGGATGCGCCTTCGTAGACGTACAATGTGGTGCCGGCCCCGCCGTCCGTCCGGATGTAGAGCGCGCGGCCCGGAGGAGTGAACGAGGGGGCGCCCGCGCCGAAGTAGAAGAACTGGCCGATCGCGTTCAGGCCGTTGATAAGCGCGTCGAAGTTGTCCCGTGCCTGGAAGTCATCGAGACGGTGCGGGAGGCGGGTGGTGCTCATCGAGCCCTCGCGTCACGCGGGTGGAACACGAGCCGGTTCACGGTGCCCGATCCTGAGCCCGATAGCCGGTAGGAAAAGAACGTTCCTCGGCGGGCGGTGCGCTGGCGGGCGGTATCGCTGGTAGTGACGCCGAGGGTGAGCGCGCTGCCCGTGTCGACGGCGTCATGGTCGGTGGCGATCTGAAGCGTGACCGAGCCGGTACCCCACAGCTCCAGGTCGCGCACGACCTTCTCCACCGGCTGGCCGAGGTCATCGAACCCTGACTGGTAGTACCAGGCGATCGCGGTCCCGTTGTCGGTGGTCAGCTCGGGGTGGAAGTAGCCGATGTGCTTGACGGAGCCCTGCGGGAAGTAGAGCCGATCATCCTCGCCAGCCAAAAGGTCCACCGCGTCCGATGACCACTGAAACCACTGGCGGCTCTCAAGGTGATAGGCGAGTACCCGGTCGGTGTCATAGAGGCAGAACAGCACCCCGCCTGCGTAGGCCATCGCGCTCACGCTGTCCTCGTCGCCGGTGTAGTAACTCGGGACGGTCCCGTCGTTGTCGAACAGTGGACCGAGGTCTTGGGTCACCTTCACGGGCGGCCCGCCGGAAGTGAGGTAGATGCCGTCCGGGCCGGCGAAGTACACGCCCTCGGGGGTGGCAACCGCCCGCACGCGCTCCGGGTTCCCGGGCACGCCGATACCGGTGTTTACGGTTCGGTAGTTGAAGACAGTGCCGCCGGTCGAGTCGGTGCTGTTGCCGTAGAAGACGTAGAAGCGGTCAGCGATGAACACGTAGAGGCTGTTATCCCAGGCGCATATCTCGGTGATGATGTTGCCGTCGACCGTTACCGAGTCCGCCCCGCTGAAGTCCTCCGGGTCGTTGGGGGCGGAGAAGTACAGCGTCGTGTCCAGCGTGGTCACGAGCCGGTTGTCGACCGGCTGCATGGCGATGAGGGGTCGTGCCGTGATCGCGGCGAGCCCGGCCGGTGCCGTGAACGTGCTGCCCGAACACTTCTGCACCTGGTCCACGCCGTTGGTGAAGTAGACCGCCGACCCGTAGCGCTGGAACCGGAACGGGAAAGTCGGCGCACTCAGGGTGGTGGAGCTGGTCACGGCCCCGGTGGACTTGTTGATGGCTTCCACTCTCGTGCCCGCGCCGGCCACGATGTGGGTGGTGTTCTCGCCGAGCCCGGTGTAGAGGTTGGTCCCCAGCGTCGTCGTCAGCCGCGCCCAACCACGTCGCTTGCGCAGCGGGGTGCCGGGCCGGTCGGGCTCCACGTTCGACATGTCGATCGCGCCAGCGAAGCCCAGCTCCAGCGGGTCCGTCGCCAGGTTCAGGCCCGGGAATGCGCCGTTGACGGGGTGGGGCTCGTTCACCAGCGCTCCGTGATCTGAATGTGTGACTGCGGACCCTGGGTGGTCTGCACAAGCAGCGCCTCGCGCATCCGCCACAAGTCACGGTCAATCTGCACCTGAAGCGCCTCGGCGGCCTCGTGGTTGTCAGCGTCGCGGTAGCACTCGCGCACCGCCATGTCCACGATCAGCTTGTGAAAGCGGGTCGGCGCCAGCGGTGTGTCGGAGGAGAGAGACAGGTCGGGCGTGACCTCCCAATACTGCACCTGGATGGTCTCAGACGAGGTCGGGTAAGTCGCCACCTGAAGCGTGCCGGACGGGTTGGCGATGTAGTAGTGCGTGGGCGTGCCGGCCGTGGAGATGTCACCGAAGACGCTCACCAGGTCCCGGTACTCGCCGGGGATCAACGGCTGGTCACGTTCGTCCAGTACGGCCTCGATCGTCCCCAGGTCTGAGATTGACAGCGGCGCCGCCCCGGTGGTGAACTCCTCGCGGTAGGGCCACAGGTCTGTGTCGTCCAGCTCGGCGCGAGCGTTGTTGATATAGCGCCCCAGGCGCGTGTCCGAGAGATACGAGAAGCCGCGATCCGACAGCTCGGTCTTCAGCTCGGAGAAGTTCACTTCTTGTCTGCCTTCGTCTCGGCTTCCAGCGCGCGGATACGCGCCTCGGCGGCGACGAGCTGCTGGTAGAGGTCAAGGATCAGGGCGAGGGCGGGGTCAAGGCTCATGCGGCGAGTCCCAGGTTGATGAGAGCGGAGCGGAGGCTGTTGGCGAGTGACTGCGTGGTCGCGGCGTCGGTCGCGGCGGCATTCACTGACGGGCGCACGACCGGAGTCGACCCGTAGAACCCGAGCTTCTGCGTGGAGTTCGTCAGGATCTTCATGCCGGTGGTCGTGTCGGCCGAGATGTTCTGACCGGCGAAGTGAACCGCCGACGTGGAGAACGTGTTGGAGCTGGCGAAGTTGATCCCGATGGGCGTCGTCAGTGACGAGAACGAGATGCCGCTGCCTGAGTAGTTCCCCGAGGAGAAAACGATCCCGTTCGTCAGCGTGCAGGACTCCATTGAGATCCCGCGCTCGGCGGTGGCCGATGCGAACCGGATGACTCGTCCGTCTGAGCGGATGCCGCTGGCGCTGACGTTCAGGACCCGCGCGTAGCTCGCGTCGGTGTCATAGGCCTGTACCTGGATCGCGGCGGACGTGTCGTCACCCTCGCCGTTGGCGGTAATCAGCAGGCCGATCTGCTCGGGGTTCACCGGGGAACAGGTGACCGTCCCGGACCCTGTGCTCGTGGCGTTGGCTGACAGGGTGATCGAATCGGGGGCGCCCGCGTCACCCTCCACCGACAGGATCGTGGTGGCGCCGGGGATACCGGTGCCGGTGATCGGCATGGTGGCCTCGAAGCGCATTCCCTCCTCGTCGGGCGTGATGCCGGTGAGGGTGGGGCTGCCGTTGGTGCGGGTCGCCGTGGCCGTGCTCTCGAAGACGCCCGTGGTGATCTCCACGCCGTGGATCTGTGAGTCCACCCCGTACGCGCGTCCACTGGAGGAGATCGTGTAGACGGAGTGACCCCGGGCGCGGCCGGCGAGGGCGGTCACGGGCGCTGTGCCGGTGTTCACCTGATAGGCGAAGACCCCCCACTTGTAGATCCCCGGGTCCGGGGACACGAGCCGGTCAACGGCGCAGTAGCGGGAGACCAGGAACTGTGCGCTCTCCGGAGTGGTGAGATCCGTGTCGAGCGTGGGGAGCGGGTCGTCGCCGTCCTCGGAGATCCAGATGCCGCCCCGGAACTCGGCCCGCGTGTATTCAGGCTCGTTGGGGTCCAGGGGCGGCTTCAGTGTCACTTACTGCGCTCCTGGCGATACCGCCACGGCTTCGCGTTAGAGAACGAGACGCCCGGGTTGGCCTTCGCCTTGTAGCGGAGCGCGAACTCCTCCCTGAAGTCAGCGCGTTCGGCCGCAAGGCGAGCCTGGCGCTCGTCCTCCTCGCGGTCGTGCCAGCGGATCATCTCCTCCCACGCCCCGGGGCGCTGCATGTCTCGCTCGCGCAGGCGGTCGAGCACACCGGAGTGTGGCTCCATGAACTCACCATTCGGCCCCTTGATGGGCAGGTAGGAGTCCGCCATGCCGTGCTGAGAGTTGTCGCGCTTGATGTGCCAGTAACCAGGAATCAGGTCCCGGTCGACGGCGCCATCGTGGGCACGCACCAGCGACAGACGCCAGTCGATGCGCTTCAGCTCCGCGTCAAACCACTTCAGGTGCTCGTGGCGATGTGAGAGCTTCTCACGCTCGGCGTTGTACAGGGCGATGGGAGGGAGAATGATCTGTGACATGTGTCCTTACTTGCCGAAGGCGACGATCTGGGCGGTGACGGCCGAGAGGTCCGTGGCGTTCGCAACCTCAGCGGCGGCGGTGTACGCCTTCAGCAGGCCCGTGCTCGTGACGTAGAACGCCTCAGTGACAGAGCCCGTGCCGGCGGTCTTGATGGACGTGATGGCGAACGTGACGGAAGTAAGACCAAGATCGGCCGCCGTCACAGACTCACCACCCGTGGGATAGGACGAGTCGAACGTGACATCCGTAACCGTGACGCGCTCGGCGCCAGGGACGAACGGCACGACAACTCGCGAGTTGGTAGTAGCCATTGAAGTCCTTTCCAGGCATGGGGAAACCCCCCGGCCGTGGGTTTGCTGCCCAGGCCGAGGGGTTATCCGTTACCTATGGATCAGGTCAGGCCCTTGAGGGCGGAGTGCGAGTTGCGGCGGCGCGCGCCGAGGTTCAGGCGCACCGTGATCTTCGCGCCGTAGGCGTCCTCACCCTGGACCCACTGGAGGATGTTGGCGCCGGCGATCTTGTTCTGCCAGAACGGGTCACCCGCCGTGACGAGGAGGAGATCCTCCACCGTCAGGAAGTACATGTGAGCGTTCTTGCAGTCCGGCTGGCGGTACATCTTCATGCCCATGATGTCCGTGCCCTCGACGTTGCCGAAGGAGACGGAGTCGGAGCCGAAGCGGACCTGTGCCTGGGCCAGCGCGTACGCAGCCTGGAGCTGCTTCGGCGAGGTCAGGACGTAGTTCGGGTCCTTGCCGGTCTTCTGGAAGACCTTGCGGCACCGGTCGTACATCAGGGGCAGGGTCAGCGCCTGCGACGTGGAGTCCACATCGGACTGCCAGGTCGGGGCCGTCGCCGTGGTGAGACCGCCGAGGGTGGACGTGGAGACCACGTTGCCCAGGCCGTTCATCTCGTAGGTGGAGCCGTCCGAGCCGGAACGCGAGCCGAGCAGTGACACGAACGTGGTGGTCGCCACCGTCCGCGAGTTGCCGATCGTGATGGTCGGGGCCGTGCTCGACTCAGCGATCGCGGAGATGGTCTCCGTCGCGGACACCGAGTCGCCATCGGCGGCGGTGCCCAGCATGATCTTCGAGCCGATCGCCAGCCAGCCACGCTCCAGCGCGTCGAAGCCATCGGCCACGTTGAGCGGGAGGGTCGCGGAGGTCGCGGAGGTGCACGCGGTGATGAGGCCATCGCCAGCCAGGAAGAGCTGACGGGTGAGCTGGCGGTTGAGGTCTTGCAGAGCGCCCTCGACCTCCAGGTCCACGACCTCGGCGACCGAAAGCGCGTCGCCGCGCGTGCCGTCGATGGCGGAGCCCTGGATCTTCACCTGCGTGTGGTGATGGGTGTACTGCCACGTCGCCTGCTTCAGCTCCTGCTGGCCGGCCGCGTTCAGCGAACCACCAGCGGCGGGAAGGGCGGTGTAGCCCCAGTTGCGACCCGTATGGATCGGGGTGACGGCCTGCTGGCCGACCTGGGTGGACTTCAGCTTCTTGACTCGGTCAAGAAGGGGGTTGCTCTGGTAAAGCTGCTCAGCGAGGCGGGACTCGGTCCACGTTTCCTTGAGAGCAGCGTCAACAGACGTAAGGTCTGCGGGCATATCTCATCCTTGAGTGTGTTACGACCGCCCGCCGTTGATGATTGCCGCCATGTGAGCGCGACGCACGTCGGGGTCGGACAGGTCAGGTTTGTCGGTCGCGGACTGGCCGGCGGGAAGCGGGGTGGGCGCCTGCTTGGAGGCCAGGTAATCCTTCTGCCACTTGTCGTGAAGCGCCTTGCGACGCTCCTGCCATGCCTTGAAGGCGTTAGCGGTGGAGTCGGCATTCACCTGCTCACCTGCGATGGCGCCGTCGAACAGTTCCTTTAGGTCCTGATCGTCCAGCTCCACGTTCGCGTCCTTGGCGAGCTGCTCGATGTGAGAGACGACGTTCTTCGCGAGGGCGGCAGCTTGACGCTCCTCCTCGGCGGCCTGAAGCTCACGCACGGTGCGCTCAAGCTCGGACGGCTCCTCGGAACCCTCGGAACCCTCCTCGGTCTCTTCACCATCGGACTCGGCGAGGATCTCCAGAAGCTGCTCATAGACAGCCTGCTGGGTCTCACGGTCAGTCCTCAGCGATTCCAGGAACTCCAGTTCCTCGGCACGCTGCTTGGCGGCTTCCGCGTCGGCCTGCCGCTTACGGGTGTAGTCGGCCTGCATCTGCTTGTACCGCTCCTGAAGCCACTCCTGGGTAACCTCACCCTCGGGGGCCTCGTTCGGGTCAACCTCGGTGAAGGCTTCCGCCTCCGGGGTGACCTCAGGCGTCGTCTCCGGCGCCTCTACTGTGGGGTCGGGCTGGTCCGCTGCTGGGGTGCCCTCGGCCACTTCACTCATATGTACCTCTCAGGAAACGCCGAGTCCCGTCCGTGGGTGGTTCGGCTGCGAGATGTCTAACGTCTCGAATCGAGATGTTGAACATCTATGGCGGGGTCCAGTTCTGCCCTGGACGGGCCGAGGTAATGAGCCTCGGTTGGGCCTAGCCCCCCCCGCTTGGTGTTACTAACCCTCGACCGTCAGCCGGCGCGGCGATCGGTCATGGGCGTTCGGCTTCTTGTTCCTTGGGATCAGCCGGCGCACGAGAGACTGAAGATCGGCGGGAGCGTTGTTGCCCAGCGCACTGGACGGTCCCATCAAGCCCGTGTCCGTATGGTCGAGCCCGTAGGCGTGGCCTGCCTCGTGGGAGATCAGCTCGCCGAGACGGTTCAGGTTGCGGCGCCGGCCCCTCACCGAATACTTGCCGTTGCGCGCGTTCGCGAGCAGGGTGCCGGCCAGGTGTGAATTCAGGACGGCCTTACCTCCCCCGAGTACAGCCGAGCCGGCGTAGGACTCATCCCCGATGTCGTCGGCAACGTCCACGCTCAGGCCGGGTCCGTTCACGTTACGCGAGCGCCAGAACTCCTCTGCGGCCCGCTGCAACGCTGTGATCCACGGGTCACCGTTTGGCCGTTGCCCCGGCAGGCTCACGTTACTCGCCGCCAGGTGAAGGCAGAGAAGGCATAGGCTTAGCCCCCTGCGGTGCGCCAGCATTCGCCATCCCCAGGCCCTGCGCCATCGCCTCCTGCTGCATCGCCTCGCGGATCTGCGCCTGCTCCTTCAGGAACCGGCAGCCGTCGTAGTACAGCCGCAGCGCCTCCTGAATGTCGGGTGGCTGCGCGTCGTAGTCCGGGGTCTTCATGTAGTCGCCGAACACCTGCATGTGAACGGCCGTGTTGTCGAACTCGCGCGGCGCCCACGACGGGGGCATGAGCGGATCGGTGATCGGTTCGGCGAACAGGATCTCCGGGCCGGCGAGGATCTTCTGGAGCATGAGGTTCGCCCTCGCCACGTCCAGCTCGTAACCCTCGATCAGCTTTTCACCAATACCACCGTCAATCGCGGCCATCGCAGCCTCAGGTGAAACATGACCTGGGAAAGTCTGGACGATCCACTGAACACGCCGCTCGACGCCCTCCCGGGTCCTCGGCTCAATAGAACCAGGTAGCACCCGCACATCAATCTGATCGCGAAGATCCGCGCCACGGAAGTCCTCGATGTTCTCCCAGCCGTGCCGGCCGCGAATCGAAATCAGCCGGGGCTCGGTGTAGTAGTGCTGGACAAGCTGGAGGCAGTGACGCATCAGCGAGCTGTGCCAGTCCACGAGATCCATCAGGAACGACTGCCAGCGCTGACGTGACTGCTCGACGCTAGCGGTGATCGCCTTGGCGGACTCCACCCCTTCGGGCAGCTCGTCGGCGGCGGCAATCACCTGCATGTCGCGAAGGGCCTCTTCCTTCATCTGCGACAGCTCGGGCGGGATCGGTGGCACGTCGCGCCACTGCGGGACCATGCCGTTGATCGGGATGACCGTGTAATAAGCCCCGGGCTCGTCGGTGAACTTGACCTTGTTCGCCATCGGCGGGCCGATGATCTGAGGGTTCAGGGCAAGCTGAGCCCACGCGATCTGCTGGTTCGTCGCCCGGTTGTACGTACGCTGCGCGTCGAGCATGTGAACCACCATGCCCCGGTCGCGGTCGCCGTCCGGGTCGATCGTGAACGTCAGCGGGTGAAGCGCCAGCCCGTCATAGCCGTAGGTGGCACAGGGGTAGGGCTCCTCCGGGAGAATGACCCGAGTGTTAGCGATCACCAGGCGCCGGCCCTGCTCGTACTTCGCAGAGGGGCGCTCCAGGTACTCGGTCACCATCACCAGGTTCGAGGAGGCCGGCTTGGCGGAGCCTGAGCCCAGAGTCTCGAAGGAGGCTGCGTCAGGCTGAAGCGGGTGCTTGTCGTCCCGGATGAACCCGGGCATCGCCATGACCTCGTCAATCGAGCGCGCCTGCACGATCACGTGCCACTTGGACTCGAAGAAGTCCACGCCCTGCTCCCAGCCAACTTCGTTGCCGGTGAAGGTGCGGACCTTCACGTCGCCGACGCCCATACCGTTCTCCAGGTACGGACCCACCGTCGCGTCCCAATACGGCATCGCAAACCCGCCGTCCATCACGAGGGCACTGGTGACCACCTTCTTGGCGGTCCGGCGGAACAGCCACTTGTGAAAGCCGTACAACGCCACCTTGGTGGACAGCCGGGCGGCCGAGATGTCCTCCGGGTCGGTGGTCGTCGGCGTGTTGTCATAGGCGGGGATCCGCTGCGTCGCGGCGCTGATCTTGCCCTCGACCAGGGGGTGGATCAGGTTCCGCGTCGTGCGCGGAC